ATCAACCTTACAACTTGTTGTAAATCTGTAGGGCTGGCCTTCACAAGTCATCTTTCAGATGGCAACTGATACCATAACAGTTGTTCCAACTGGGTTTGGTCGGTCAACTACTGCATATTCTATGCAATATCAAGGGGTTGAACAGACGGTGAACACCAACGCTGCGCTTGGTTACGCATAATGCAGCCGCATACACGCCTTGGAGGGTGGCCGGGCAGGAGCCATGCCGGGTGGGGTACGATATATGTATGTATATCTACACAGATTAGGTATTTCAACTGTTAACCACAGGAGCAACTGTCAATATGTATATGCTCAAGTATTGCACAGTTGCCTATTTATTAGGCATGTTAGTACCCCTACGGACCATCTGTATACTGTTGCATAAATGTCACACCTCTCATAAAAAGATAGGGTAATATAAAATAAATGCTATTGACAAAACCTGCTAAATCAGGTATAATTATCCCTATAACTAATACTCACTTAAAGTGTCTATAGTTAAACTGTCTTATTGTTAATTATATAATACTCTTTAACTATATCACTTAAATGTACTAAAGTTAGCTTCCCCTAAATTTTCTTTGTTAATGCAGTTTAACTATAAACACTTATAGTGTACCATCCGTACTAACATATTCGTGCCTATTTAAAGAAAGTTCTTGACAATGGCTAAGAAATCTGTAAAACTATACACAGATAATGTACTTGACGCATTCTATGATGCTATCCGTACCAATTCATTAGACCGTTTGCATATACCGCACAGCGATGTGTTCTATGTGCGTACTGCATTAGATGCTAAGTTCTTCCCGCGTACCTTTACACTTAAAGAGACTGAAGAGTACATGCGTTTGGAAGGATGGAAGGAAAGAGATGAGTGATGGACTTCTATACCTTTTTTGTCTTCTTCTCCGTAATCGTAATGCCAGACGGAGAAATTAAATCATTTACTAAGCATGTAGTAGAATGCCCTACGTGGGAAGCTGTACTTGAAATGCATAAGCCTAAAGTAGATGCAGGTGAAATATTAGACTGGGGTGCTACGTGTTTGGAACCTAAACTTCCTCTTCAAATGCCACCATCTGCTGATGCAGTACCTAGTACGCCCCCTGTACCACTATCTAAACCTCAGATGAACAAAGGACTAAGCACGTAACATGGCTATACCTGAAAGAGTTAAAACTAAGATGAAGGAAGAGGGGCTGTCTGGCGTTAATAAGCCAAAGCGTACTCCTAATCATAAAACTAAGTCACACTGCGTAATGGCTAAAGAAGGTGACACATATAAGTTTATTCGCTTTGGACAGCAGGGCGTTAGTGGTGCTGGTAAGTCTCCTACGACTGCCAAAGATAAAGCACGTAAGAAATCCTACTATGCACGTCATAATGCACAGGGGAAACCGACCAGCAAGCTGTCAGCGAAGTATTGGTCACATAAAGTTAAATGGTAGTATAGGAGATACACTGATGTCAAAAGGTAAAATAGCAATAGATGCAGCAAAAAAACTATTAAGTAAATTGCAAGCAATTGCAAAAGACCCGGATAATTTACGGGGAACTATTGCTCAAAGAAGAGCAGAACAAGCTAAACAGGATGAAGCAGTTAAAAGGGCTAAAGAAAAATTAGCTAAAGCTAAAGCAGACGCAAAAGATTCTAGCCCACCACCTAGTAAAAAACCATCTGCAAAACCGCCTTCAGCTAAAACTAAAAAGAAGGTAGAAGAACCACCAAAAAAACAAGTTAAGCAGCCTCGTGTAAATAAATTAGATAAAGATGCTAAAGAAAAACAACGTAGAGAAAAAGATAGTCCACGGGTAGTGGCATTAAATAAACTAGGCGATGCAATGAAAGCAAAACCTAAGAAAAACTTTGACCCTACAAAAACAAAAGAAGACGCAGGTAGAGGTGCTGCTCGTATGGCAGGGGCTTATAGAGGGCAAGAACAAAAAGGTATGCAAGGTGCATATAACAGACTTAAAGCAGAAGTTTTATGGATGCAAAAAAATAAACCTGATTCTTCTTATATTGCTGGTAGAGTAGCAGAAATGAAAAGGCTTAATAAACGTGGAAAAATTAATACTAAGCAATCTGTAAGTCCACAAAAACCACCCGGTCTTTTTAGAAAAGGTGGTTCTGTTAGTAAAAGGAAATAACATGGGACACAGCATGAAAAAAGGTAAAGTACCTGTTATCACCATAGGTATAGGTATGGCTGATATGAAAAAAGGTAAGAAGAAAACTAAGATGATGCGTGGCGGTATGTCAGGTGGTAAGGAACATATGTATGCAGCAGGTGGTATGGTTAAAGATAACCCCGGCCTGAAGGCACTCAAAGCTGCAAGCCCAATGGCGTACAGTAAAATTACTGGCAAGTAATATGCACCCCGTAGAAGCTGACATACGAAAGTGGTCACATGAATTTCTTGAAGTACCTAATGAGAAACTTAATGGACTACCACCGTGTCCCTACGCAAAGCAAGCATGGCTAGATAACAAGGTTGTATTTAGCATAAATACGGGGGTAGATGGACTAGCTAAAGAAGTAGCAGACTTTGAGTCCCACGATTATGATATAGTTGTATGGGCTAGTCAGTATCTACCAGACATGGAATACCTAGACGGATGGTGCGATGGCGTAAACCAAGCCATGTCCATTGCAGGTAAAGATATGCACCTTATGGTGTTTCATCCAGACTACGATGCTGAAGAGGCAGGTCTGGACTTTTTAGTTGAAGATGGTGTAGTAGATGAAAGCCTAGTCTACTGCATGGTATTTGTACAAAGGCTATCACCCTTAGACGATGCAGCATTAAGCTTGGAGAAGTCTGGGTATTATAAGCACTTCCCTGTGGATGTGTTTCATTCATTAGTTATAGACAGACGGAGATTAAGAAATGAAGGGCAAAACTAAAGTAGCTAAGAAGATGATGCGCGGTGGCGTAGCAGCTAAAAAGATGCGTGGCGGTGGCATGGCTAAGATGGCATCAAAGAAAATGATGCGTGGCGGTGTAGCTGCTAAGAAAAAGATGATGCGTGGCGGGATGGCTAAAAAGAAATGAGGAAGCAAGCAATTTATTACTTTGCAATGGCCTTGCTTAACATTGGTAAGCCGTTTACTTGTATTGGCAACTGGTTCTGGAAAAAGCATAGAGATGTGCTAGACTGGAATAAGTAATGCCAGTATTATCTACAGGTTCAAAGTTTCGTACAGAAGTAGTGGTGTTGGGTACTACCAATAAAACTAATGTGTACACTGTACCTGCAAACTTCTCTTCCCATTTAGAGAACTTGTTTGTAAGTAACAACCACACAGGTAACGTAAATTTGAGTCTGCATTTATTTCATGCTGATGATAACACGGAGTATGACTTACTGACTACACACGCTATTTCAGGTGGTTCATATGAGTCTATCTTTACTGTAGACAGGCCACTGTATCTACACGCAGGTGACATTATTAAATGCACAGCGGATACAGCAAGTAAGCTAGTTGTTACTACAGCTTGTGAAGAATTTTTTGACCCGAATAGATAGGAGATAGGAGATGGTACGTGTCCCTAAAAAACCAGCCGCTAAAAAGAAAGCCCCACAAACTAGAGCGAAAGCGAAACCGTCTGGAAAGGTTAGCCTTTCGCAAGGGGGTGCGCCTAAAAGCAAGTCAAGAGTTAATGAAGCTGGCAACTATACTAAGCCCGGAATGAGGAAGCAACAGTTTAGTCGTATCAAAGCAGGTGGCAAGGGTGGTAATCCGGGTCAGTGGTCTGCACGTAAGGCACAGATGTTAGCTAAAGCATATAAGGCTGCTGGCGGTGGCTACAAATCTTAGCTATCTAATGTTTTGTGTAGTAATTGCTACACCAGATAACATGCAGGTTAAACTATACGGCGAAAAGGAATGGCTCTCTAAATGCCACGTAGCTGTAACGGAACACGGTTTTAACAATCCTAAAGACCGTTGCTTCTGTGTAAAGATGGATGATAAGGATACTTAATGCCACCACGTAATCATAAGGACTGGATTAAAGAACCTAAAGTAGAACACATAAGTTCACTCATATACTCTGACCACAGTTTGTATGAGCAGGAACTAGAAAACATATTCTCTAAAGTATGGGTTCCTATGTGTCACTCAAGTGAATTACCTAACTTAGGAGACTTTAGAAAGACGCAGATAGCATTGCAGAATGTTGTAGCTGTGCGTTTTGAGAATGGTGTAGTCAGGACATTTCTTACAGATAAAGTAAAAACCCCTGCTGGCAATGACCTATCTCTAACTTACCATTCAGGTAACTGGACTGAACTACCGTGTGAAGTAAAACATGGTGGTATGGTCTGGACTACCCTAGATACAAACCCGTCTATGAGTGTGGATGAGTGGACTGCTGGCGCATTCGACTGTATAGCAGATGCCATTGACACGGAAGAGATGGAAGTGTTTCACTACCACAAGGCAGTGATAGACACTAACTACAAGCTGTGGCATGATACTAACAGTGAGTTCTACCACGACTTTATGCATTACTTTAATCGTGTGTCTGGATTCAACGATGAATACTTTGCTAGAAAAAATATACCGTTTGATAACGGACACGTCAACGTCAGTAGCTTCACAGTTAACTACGAGGAATACGATGGCTTTGAGGATAGAGGAGAACTTAGTTTCCCTAACTTGCCACCCAATCAATGGTACATGGTTGACCTTTTCCCCGGATTTAATTTTAATCTACGGGGTAGTGCTTATAGAAGCGATAGTGTTACACCTCTTGGGCCAAACAAAGTTCTTATTGAGTTTAGAGGCTACGGTCTCAAGAAAGATACGCCAGAGGAAAGACAGACACGCATTAAGCATCACAACTCTATATGGGGGCCATTCGGTAGAAACTTACACGAAGACCTCATAGGAGTAGCTGGTCAGGGTACAACGATGCGTGAAGGCACAGAGCCTAGAAACATTCTACATGGCAGACATGAGAATGGCACAATACATGATGAAGTAGGGATGAGACACTACTATGCAGAATGGAGTAAGTGGATGGGTGTTGAAGCAAGCAGCCCAGCAAGTTTGGCAGCGTAGCATGGAAGAGAAAGAAAATAAAAAACCTCTATCTATAGGCATCAACGAAAACAGTTTTGAACTTGTACTACGAATACTAGGCAATGAGTTTATTGCCATTCGTATAGGGTCAACAAACTTTAGCGGTAAACTAATAGCTGGTAGCATTCTTCTATTGTTCTTTACCTTTATGCTGCTAGAAGTATTCGGACTATCTAGGATGCTAGGTATTGAATAATGGCTACAAAGCTAAGTGAGAATACTGAAGTTGCGTTACCACTACGTAACATTATAAGTATGGTGGCTGCTGCATCTGTAGCAACATGGGCATACTTTGGTATCATAGAACGCTTGAACCAGATAGAAACAAACATCACAATGATGGAGTCTGACTTAGACCAGAACACAGAGTTTCGTATTAAGTGGCCCAGAGGTGACATGGGTAGTCTCCCAGCAGACAGCGAACAGTTTATGTTGATAGAGCATCTGTCAAATCAGTTGGATGACTTAGCTACGCAGATAGATGAAGGTAAAGCCCCATACGACCAGCAGCAAAAATTAACATTAGAGTTTTACGAGAAACGACTAAATGCATTAGAAGAAAACCTAGAGAAACTAAGAAATGGAAATCATTAAAACCATAACACTTATCTTATACATGGGTGGTGACGTTTCTGAACATACGGCATTTGAAAAGATATCAAAGTGCTTGAAGGCCAAAAGAACCATAGAAAGAAACTTATATAAAAAAAGCCAGACAGTGCGGTATTCCTGTGAAAATAAAACAGTAGAAGTATCCAAGAACGATGACGGCTCAAGCTATATAGTTCGTATAGTAGAATGATTGTATTTGTACTGTACGTATATTTAGGTGCAAATGTAATAGACAAAACACAAAAGTTTGTAGACATGGATAGATGCCTATACTTTGCTGAGAGATTGTCCCGACAACAATCTGTTCCGGCGGGTGGCGGTAAAAGAAAAAAGATAACTGCAGTATGTAGACCCCAACCCAAGTAGGAACCAACCAACAATGATTGCAGAGACACTCGCAGGTATAGCACTTGTGAAGAGTGCCGTAGATGGCATTAAGGGTGCTATTAACACTGCCAACGATATAAGTGACATAGCTGGACATATAGATAATCTATTTGCTGGCGAAAAACAAATACAACAGGAACGTGCTAAAAAAGCTGGCGTAGGTATAACAGACCAGTTTGGTGTAAGTCATGTAGCACGTGATGTTATTGATTCTAAGATAGCAGCAGAAAAATTACAAGAAGTAGCCACTATGGTAGACATGAGATTTGGTCATGGCACATGGAAGGGCATCTTAGCTGAAAGGCAGAAGCGTATACAAGAAGCTAGAGAAGCCGCACTTAAAGCTAGGCGGGAAGCTATACAAAAACATAACGAAATGATGGAAAATATAAAGATTGGTATAGGCGTAGGTACAATAGGTGTTATAGCTATAGGTCTACTTCTTTGGGCAATTGCAGCCTCTGCCATGACATATTCATTATTTACTTGACAAATATAAACGTAAGTGGTATAACTGTACTATGAAAAAACCTCAAAAGAGTTTAGCGAACTGGACTAAGCAAGACTGGAGAACCAAGAGTGGCAAACCCTCCAAGCAAACCGGAGAGCGTTATCTTCCGGCATCAGCTATTAAAGCCCTCTCATCTTCGGAGTATGCGTCCACCACGGCTGCTAAAAGAAAAGGAACTGCTGCTGGTAAGCAATTCGTCAAGCAGCCTAAAGCGATATCAAAGAAAACCGCACAGTTCAGACGGGGAACCTAATGCTTAATTTACTTATTGGACCTATTGCAGAAATAGCTGGCACATGGATGTCAGGCAAAGTAGAACAGACAAAAGCTAATGCACAGACTAAGGTAGCTAAAGCACAAGCTGAAGCTGTAGTCATGCAGAAGAAAGCTACTGGCGAAATTGATTGGGACTTGGAGATGGCTAAAGGGTCATCTAACTCGTGGAAAGATGAGTGGCTGACTATTCTATTTAGTATTCCCACTTATCCTAGCATTTGTACCCGGCATGGAAGACGTAGTAGCAAATGGATTTGCGAGACTCAACGAGATGCCTGAATGGTATCAATACTCACTTGGAGTTATCGTTGCGGCTTCTTTTGGAGTTCGTAGTGCGACAAAATTCTTTGGTAAAAAATAATGGCAGCACAGAAGATACTAGAGTGGAAACTGATTCCACGACTAATGATGCTAATGATGTCAATATCCGCATGGAGAGTAGTGGAGTGGTTTATGACACTTCAAGACCCAACAAGTCAACAAGCGGCACTAGTGAGTGTAGTCACGGGGGCCATGACAGGTGCATTTGCGGTATGGATGAATCACGAGGGTAAAGAGAATGAAGTACAATCGACAAGACCTGATAGACAAGCTAGTAGTAAGCGAGGGTCTAAGGCTACAGGTGTATAAGGATACACTAGGAATTGATACTATAGGTATCGGCAGGAACCTAGAAGACCGTGGCATAACTAAAGAAGAACTAGAGTGGATGGACATACCCAATATAGATGTCGTCTATGAAATGGGTATCACAGAAGCTGATGCGGTCTATCTAGCAGAGAATGACGTACAGATAGTCGAAGAGGAACTGGTACGTGCGCACCCTTGCGTGGACAGTCTGGACGCTGTACGTCAGCTTATTGTCATAGACATGGCGTTCAATATGGGTGTACCTAGACTTAACAAGTTTAAAATGATGTGGGCAGCTATCCATGATGAAGACTACCCAACTGCAGCAAAAGAAATGCTAGACAGTAGGTGGGCATCTCAGGTAAAAGGACGGGCCACTAAGTTAGCTAACGCAATGCACAACGGAGAATTTTAGATGGCTGGTGCTAAAACATACAAATCTACGTATAAAGGTGAAGGTGGTTTATTTCGTCCTGCAGGTACTTCAGGTCAAACATACAAAGGTAAGAAAAAGAAAGAAACAAAATTTCTTGACCCGTATAGAATAGTAAATTTTATTAAGAAGGCATTAGATTAATGACACGACAACTCACCGACAAACAACAGACACTACTCAACGTCCTCTTTGAAGAAGCTGGCGGTGACTTAGTGCAAGCAAAGAAACTGGCAGGATATGCTGACACTTCTAGTACTTCAGAAATTGTTAAAGGTCTTAAAGAAGAGATACTTGAGGCTACTCAAATGTACATGGCACGTAATGCGCCGAAGGCTGCGATGGCGATGGTAGGTGGGTTGCATGACCCAACTGAACTAGGTATTCGTGATAAGATGTCTGCAGCAAAAGAATTACTTGACCGCACAGGTTTGGTTAAGACTGAGAAGATGCACGTAGAAGCATCTGGTGGTGTCATGCTTATGCCGCCTAAAGCTGTAGTGGAAGACGATGACTAGAAGCATAGGCAAGTGGAAGCTACCACAGCCAACAGATATTAAAGAACAGAACGAGTGGGTAGCTATACCACGTATTGCACGTACAGTACCATTCGGATACAAACAGGATGAAGCAGACCCCGACCTTCTGCAACCTATACAGATTGAATTAGATTTACTTGAGAAAGGCAAGAAGCCACGTAAATCAATACAGTTATCGTGAAGTAGCAAACTGGCTCAGTACACAGACAGGCCGCTACATATCCCATGTAGGGTTAAGGAAAAGGTTAGCTAATGAGCGAAGACGTAAGAACCAAGCTACAAGCATCCGCAAGTGGGCAGAATATGCGGAAAAGGCAATCGCCAAAGCGAAAGCCCTTGAAGAAGAAAGAACAGGTTCAAGAGCCAACGGTTGAGATACAACCGATAGAGTACGAAACACAGGCTATAGAAGAGACAGCTAATGTACTCTTTAAACCTAATCCCGGCCCACAGACAGACTTCTTAGCTGCAGCGGAACGAGAGGTGTTATATGGTGGAAGTGCTGGCGGGGGTAAGTCCTATGCTATGCTCTCTGACCCACTACGCTACATGGGGCATCCCGCATTTAGTGGGTTGCTTTTGCGACATACAACAGAAGAGTTAAGAGAACTCGTATTCAAGTCGCAGGAGTTATACCCAAAAATCTGGCCCGGTATTAAGTGGTCAGAAAGAAAGATGCAGTGGACTGCGCCATCTGGGGCAAGGTTGTGGATGTCTTATCTCGACAGAGATGATGATGTCTTGCGTTATCAGGGTCTAGCGTTTAGCTGGATAGGATTTGATGAGTTAACACAATGGGCCACACCATACGCATGGAATTATATGCGGTCTCGTCTTAGGTCCACTGCACCAGATTTGCCAATTTATATGAGGGCTACGACCAACCCCGGCGGTAGAGGTCATCATTGGGTTAAGAAAATGTTCATTGACCCCGCCCCTTACAACAGAGCCTACGATGCAACCGATATTGAAACAGGAGAAGTTCTTAGATACCCAGCAGGACACGCAAAGGCTGGAAGACCTTTATACAAAAGAAGATTTATACCCGCAAGACTTTCTGATAATCCATACCTTGCGGAATCAGGTGATTACGAAGCCATGCTTCTCTCTATGCCAGAGCAACAACGAAGACAGCTTTTGGACGGGGATTGGGACATCAAAGAAGGCGCGGCTTTTACTGAGTTTGACCGCAACATTCATGTTGTTGAGCCTTTTGATATACCTAGTAATTGGGTTAAGTTTAGGGCTTGCGATTACGGTTACGGCAGCAAGTCTGGCGTTGTCTGGTTTGCTGTTGCACCTAATGAACAACTTGTGGTATATAGAGAACTCTACGTATCTAAAGTCCTTGCCACAGATTTGGCAGATATGATACTGGATGCAGAGGCTGGTGATGGAAATATTAAGTATGGTGTTTTGGACAGTTCTCTTTGGCACAAGCGTGGTGACACTGGCCCTTCTCTTGCGGAGCAAATGATTATGAAGGGCTGTCGGTGGAGACCGTCAGACCGTAGCCGTGGTAGCCGCATATCAGGTAAGAACGAAATACATAGGCGTTTACAGGTAGACGAATTTACAGAGGAGCCAAGACTTGTTTTCTTTAATTCTTGCACAAATGTCGTGTCCCAATTACCCGCCATACCGCTGGACAAGAAAAACCCGGAAGACGTGGATACAAATGCTGAAGACCACTTGTATGATGCGTTAAGGTATGGTATAATGAGCAGACCGCGATTTAGTATATTTGACTACGATGCTCGTGGTGGACCCAGAAATAGTATGCCAGTTGCAGACGCAACCTTTGGATATTAAGGATATATTATGAACGAAGATGATATGATGATTGAGGACGATGCAATTGCATTGGAAGATACGGATGATACTGTAGTAGAAGACGCAGATGTATCTTCTATTATTCCGTTTATTCAAAGTCGCTACCTACGTTCTGAAGATTATCGTGAACAGGATGAGAATAGATGGCTACGTGCTTATCGTAATTATCGTGGACTGTATAGTAATGATGTGCAGTTTACTGAAGCTGAGAAATCTCGCGTATTTATTAAAGTAACTAAGACTAAGACACTAGCAGCTTACGGTCAGATTACTGATGTGTCTGTTTGCTAATAATAAGTTTCCTCTATCCATTGACCCTACAGGATTACCTGAAGGTGTAGTAGAAGATGTACACTTTGACCCAAAAGAACCAGAGCAAATGCAGGTAGACCCAAATGTAAGTCCATATGGATTTGCTGGTGATGGAAATGATTTAGAGCCGGGTTCAACTGCAGTAAGTCTATCTGAAAAGTTAGGCGTTATGCAAAATAAACTAGAGCCTGTACAAGATAAACTAAGAGAAGGTCCGGGCAAAACACCTACAGCTATTGCATTTAGCCCTGCAATGATTGCAGCTAAAAAGATGCAAAAGAAAATACACGACCAATTAGATGAGTCAGGTGCAAGTAAACACTTACGTAATGCTGCATTTGAAATGGCACTGTTTGGTACAGGTGTAATGAAAGGTCCATTTGCTATTGACAAAGAGTATCCTAATTGGGATGAGGATGGCAACTATGACCCACTATTTAAAACAGTACCACAAGTATCTCATGTATCAGTTTGGAATTTTTATCCTGACCCAGATGCGAACAACATGGATGAGGCGCAGTACGTAATTGAGCGTCACAAGATGTCGCGTACACAGCTACGTAATCTCAAGAAGCGTCCATACTTCCGTGCGCAGGTAATTGATGCCGCAATTGCACAGGGTGAAAACTATGATAAGAAGTATTGGGAAGATGACCTTTCTGATTATGCACCTGAGACAAGCATTGACCGTTTTGAAGTTCTTGAGTATTGGGGTATGGTTGATATCGAAATGCTTGAAGAGCAAGAAATCGACATCCCAAAAGAACTAAAAGAGTTTGATGAACTACAAGCTAATGTATGGATTTGTAACGGTATGCTATTGCGTATGGTTCTTAATCCATTTAAGCCAGCTAAGATACCATATCATGCTGCACCATATGAACTAAACCCATACTCATTCTTTGGTGTGGGTATCGCTGAAAACATGGACGATACGCAGACATTGATGAATGGCTTTATGCGTATGGCTGTAGACAATGCTGTACTGTCAGGTAACTTGATTGTAGAAGTAGATGAAACCAATCTAGTACCGGGTCAAGACCTGTCACTCTATCCGGGCAAGATATTCCGTAGGCAGGGTGGCGCACCGGGTCAGGCAATCTTTGGTACTAAGTTTCCTAACGTGTCACAAGAGAATATGATGCTGTTTGATAAGGCACGTGTACTGGCAGATGAAAGCACAGGCTTCCCATCATTTGCACATGGACAGACAGGTGTATCAGGTGTAGGGCCGTACAGCTTCTGGTATCTCTATGCTTATGGGTGCGGCACAAGGCAGCACTAAAACAGTTATTAAGAATGTAGATGACTATCTTCTGCGTCCATTAGGCGAAGGACTGTTTCGTTTTAATATGCAGTTTGACTTTGACCCAGAGATTAAGGGTGACTTAGAAGTTAAGGCACGTGGAACAGAAAGCCTAATGGCTACAGAGGTACGTAGTCAAAGATTGATGCAGTTCTTGCAAGTAGCAAGTAGTCCCAGCGTTAGCACCGTTTGCGAAGTTCCAATACATCATTCGTGAGATAGCTAACTCAATGGGACTAGACCCCGACAAAGTAACCAACAATATGGATGAGGCCGCATTGCAAGCTGAAATTATGAAACAGTTTCAAGCACCAGCAGCAGGACCAGAAGGCGCAGCACCAGCGGGTGTTAACCCAATGGACCCAACAGGTGCAGGTGGTGGCAATATAGGTATGGGACAGGCTCCTGTACCGGGTGAACAGGGATTTAGCGGTAATGGACAACAACAAGGAACTCCTCAACAAGCTGAAGCCGCTGGTGGGCAACAACCGCCAATGGGACCACTTCAGTAAGTATTTGGATAGCATAATAGACCAGCACCATAAGGTGCTAGAACAATCTGAGAATATGGTAATGGTACATAAAGCACAGGGTGCTATAGATGTACTACGAAAGATTAAACGATTACGTGAGGACGTAGCTAACGCAGATGGCTGAAACAGTAGGAACTAAAACAGAACAAAAAACTTCTGCTGGAAAAGATGTTTATAAAACACCTGAAGGTGAAAGTGTTTCTGAAAAATCTGTTACTATTAAGTTTGGTGATGGGGCTTACGTAAATGCACCTTCTATACATGAGGGTAAACAGTATACAGAAGATGAAATAAAAAAGATGTTGTTAGAAGGTGTTATAAAACCTACTAGCAGACATGATAGCTTAGAAGAAGCTGTTAAAGCTGCTGAAACACGTAGTAATAATTTATTAAAGGATGGTGGTATGGCACTCGCAAAACAAATGGAAATGTTCAATGACGGCGGTCTTATGGATGAGGGTGGCACTGTTGACCCTATATCTGGTAATGACGTACCACCGGGTTCTACTCAAGAAGAAGTTCGTGATGACATTCCTGCCCAACTAAGTGAGGGTGAATTTGTTTTTCCTGCAGATGTAGTGCGTTACTTTGGACTAGAAAAACTTATGGAGATGCGTCAAGAAGCTAAGATGGGCTTACAGCGTATGGAAGATATGGGTCAAATGGGTAATAGTGAAGAAGCTATTATGCCAGATAACTTACCTTTTGGTATTGATGACCTTGAGATGGAAGATGATGCAGTAGGAATGGCGCAGGGTGGTATGCCTATGCCACAGCAATCGCAAGGAATGAAAGACCCTAGAGTTCAATCTGGCTATGTAACATACAACGGACAACGTGCGCACATAGGTGATATATCTACTATTCCAGAAAATATGATGAATAAAGTAGAGATTGAAAGAACATGAAAAAACGTAACAACGTAAAAGAACAAACAAAACTTTCTTTTCAACTAGGTGGGACAACACCTATGTCGGGTACTGGCGTTATTAATACGCCAGCAAATGTTTCCACTACAGGATTTACCCCCTATGTAGCACCTACTATTCCCGGTTTTACTAAACCACAACTTCAAAATACACAATATACAACAGCAACACAGACAACTAACTTACCTACATTTTTACAAACAGTAGGAACTAAACCGGGTGAGTATGATGAGTTAAGACGATATGTAAATGATGCAGGACAAGTAAGACAAATACCATTTAAAAATGGACAACCTATTTATCCTATTCCAGAAGGTTATAGGTTTGAGGCTGAAGATACTACACAAGTAATAGAAGCGACTACTGGACCCGTTGCTAATGTAGGACAACAACAACAAGATGACGGCGGCGGCGATGGTGGCGGCGGTACAGGTGTTAGTGGTTCTGTTCAAGGACCAGCAGGTGGCACGACAGGACTTGCGGGTGTACAATCAGCTTTAAGTGGTGTAACAGGTTATTTTAGTGGCAAACCTGCACAAGCCCAACCTTATGGTGGCACTACATTATCAGGTTTAACTAATTTGGGTACTATTACAGATTTTTCAAATAATATTTCAGGTGTGCAAGACGCATTGGGTGTATATGGAACTGGGCCTGTTAATCTAGGTATAGTTGGTAGTATGCTTATGGGAAATCCTTTAGGCGCACTTGCCTCTGCATCAGGTATTGGACCTAGTACAGAAGCATTTGGTCAAGCAGCACCAACGGGACATGGCGCATATTCTACAGCAAATTTAGAAGCTTACGCAACAGGTAAAATGAGTAAAGCACAACAAAATGAACTTGGTATTTCTATGAATCAAAATCAAGCACAGGCACGTGCGCAAGTTCAAAGGGCTATTGGTACACCTATTACTGGAATTGTAGGATATAAAAAGGGTGATATTAGTCCTATTACTGGAACACCTGTAAATTCTAAAGGAAGAGTAGTAAACTTTAATGGTAGTTCAAGGGGGGTAGACCCCGGATTTGAAACTATGGGTGGTTGGATGGATGCAATGAAAGCATCAGTAAGCAGTGGATATTATGGTGGTCCTTTATCTAAAGATGAAGTTGCTAACTTATCTGAAAAAGGAAAAAAAGGATACGCTGCAAAAGCTAAAGAATTAGGATATGACCCACAAGGTGAAGGTCCACCGGGTAGTGGGGGTCCAGCCGCAGAAGCAGGTTCTTACGGTACACCACCGGGTGGTACAGGAAAAGGACGTTCTGATTACACTGGTGGAAATGCTGGAACTCCGTCAGGTGATATTGGTGTAGGTTCTCCGGGTGGTAGTTCTGTTTCTGGACAAGAAACTGCTGGCAGTCCCGGTGCCGAAAGTAATAACGATTCACCGGGTGGGGGCTATGGCTCAGATAGTGGTGGCGCAGGTGGCGCAGGTGACATGGGTGTTATCTGTCTAACTGAAGACATGAAAGTAAAACGCAATGGTGTTATAGACTTTGTGACTAAGGTACAAGTAGGTGACATCATAGATAACACAGTAGTTACAGAAGTATTACATAAACATATGCGTGAAGGCTACTACAAAGTCAACGGCGAGTTGAAGATTACTAATGACCACCCGGTACTTGCCAACGGTTCTTGGAAGCGTACAGAGGACTTAGTGCTTGGTGATTACATTAATAACGTAGAAGTGACATCACTTGAGTATGTAGAGCAAGTAACACCAACAGTTTATATTGGTACAGTAGAAGACCGCTATGATGTGTATACAGAAGGTGAAGTTTACACAGTGCATGGACAATATAAAAATGCATTGAAGAAAGCTGCGTAAGAGGCTTAAATCTTACAATCAGTTGGCTACTCACTCCCCACACCCGACAGTGTGGCTACGGTGGCCCCAACAAAAGGAAATACAATGAACGAGACACTATTAGCAGAAGACATGAAGACTACGCCTAAAGTGGCATTTGTAAATAAACCATACACTCAAGAAGAACGCACTAAACGTGACGAAGAAGAACTAGAACAACTCAAGAAAGAACATGCAGGTGAAGAGGTAGAGGCAGAAGAAGCTGAACCTACTAGCGCAGAAGAAAAGACATTTAAAAAGCGTTACTCTGACCTACGCCGACACCAGCAAAAGCAAGCGGAAGAGTTTAAGGCTGAACTAGCTGCAATGAAAAGCCAGCTAGAAAAAGCTACTAAGAAAGAAATGAAACTGCCTAAGTCTGACGAAGACATTGAGCAGTGGGCAGCAGACTACCCTGATGTAGCAGCTATCGTAGAAACAATTGCCATGAAGAAGGCAGCAGAGCAATCTACTGCACTAGAAGAACGCATGAAGGTAATTGATGAGATGCAAACTTCTGCTACTAAAGAGAAAGCTGAAGCAGCATTGATGCAAATGCATCCTGACTTTGATGAGATTAGAGATAGTGACGATTTCCACAATTGGGCAGAAGAACAGCCTAAGTGGGTACAAGATGCATTGTATGACAATGACAATGACGCTAGGTCTGCTGCACGTGCAATTGATTTGTACAAAGCTGACATGGGCATTGCTGAAGCTAAAAAGTCTAAGTCTAGTAAAGATGCAGCTAAGTCTGTCACAGCTAAAAACACACGTAATAAACCACAGGAAGATGAATCCTCTACATACTTACGTGAGTCTCAGGTAGAAAAGATGTCTGCCCACGAATATGAAAAACATGCAGATGAAATTATGGAAGCTATTCGTAGCGGTAAGTTCATCTATGATTTATCTGGTTCTGCTAGATAAAAAAGAGTTGACAAACAGTTATTTTTAAGTATAACTATAGTCATGTGTAAGGTAAGCAGGTTAGCTACTTGCTTACTATACCAATCCGCAAACTACAAAAATCTTTAAGATTACCTGATTAACATGGCCTACTAAGTATATTAGTTGCAACTTTTATATAAGGTACACCCTACGTTAGACAGCCTCTGCCAAGAATTGTACTGTTTGCATCTGTAACAATCCAAAACAATAGGAGATGGATTATGGCTTTTCCAAGAGCGCCGGGTTATAACAACTTGCCGAATGGCAATTTTAGCCCTGTAATTTACTCCAAACAGGTGCAGCTTGCATTCCGCAAGGCCGCTGTTTGTGACGCAATTACGAATAATGACTACTTTGGAGAAATCGCAAACTTTGGTGATTCAGTTAAAATCATTAAAGAACCTGAGATTACTGTCAAAGCATACGAGCGTGGTACAACTATTACCCCTCAAGACCTTGATGATGAGGATTTCACCCTCACCGTTGACAAAGCTAACTACTTTGCTTTTAAAGTTGACGACATTGAGGAAGCACATTCGCACGTTAACTTTGAGTCTCTTTCAAGCAACCGTGCAGCATACCGCCTAGCTGACCAGTTTGACCAAGATGTTCTTGGCTACCTGTCAGGCTATAAGCAGTCTGCAATCAGTGGTCGTGCAGATACAGTAAACGCTACTGTTAATGGTACTAAAGCTGTTGCTACTGCTGGCAATGACGAACTTCTTGCTTCAATGAAGCTGGATGCATCTGACTTCAACGGTGGTGGTGCTGGTAACACAATCATTCTAAAGCCTCGCGCTTCAGAAGCTGTTCCAACAGCCGCTGCTACTGCTAACCCACTTACTGTGGTTGCACGTATGGCTCGTCAACTTGACCTGCAAAACGTGGAGACACAAGGACGTTGGTTGGTTGTTGACCCAGTGTTCGTTGAACTACTAAAAGACGAAGATTCACGTTTGTTTGATTCTGACTTTGGTGGTTCTGGACTTCAGAATGGTTTGATTTTGAATAACCTGCATGGCTTTAAAGTTCATGTTTCTAACAATCTACCACAGGGCGGTACTGGACCTTCAGCGTCTACTACTCAAGCCAATAACTTTGGTATCATTGTTGGTGGTCATTCTTCAGCGGTTGCTACTGCTGACCAAATCAACAAGACTGAGACCTACCGCGACCCGGACAGCTTTGCAGATATCGTCCGTGGTATGCATTTGTATGGCAGAAAGATTCTCCGTCCAGAGGCTCTTATCAATGCCAAGTACTGCTTAGTATAAGGGGGATTGAAAAATGGCACTAGGTGATAACACTCTCCAAGCCGCACGTGGTAATTCACAGCGTGGTCGCAACCCTTACATGGTTCAAACTGTTCTTAACCTTGCAACAGCATTGTCTGACAAAGGTAGCGCACTTGCCGCTGGCGATGTCATTCCAGTAATTGCTGTTAAAAAAGGCATGATGGTTATGAATGCAGGTATTGAAGTCGATACTGCCTCTGACGGTTCTACTCTTACAGTAGACTTAGGCATGATTGCCGCTGAAGATTTTGTCGATGGTTTTGACGGAACTTCTGCAGCAGGTGTTGTAGCACAAAACCCAGCAGCTTATTCTCCACGGATGGCTGTTGCTGATGACAACATTGACTTGAAACTTGTTACACTTTCAGGTGGCGCAGTTACTACTGGTAAGATGCGTATCTGGGCTGTAATCATGGATTGCAATGACGAAGGTGACTTGACTGCTCAAGAAGTAGCACGTGACGTTGCTTAAAGACTAACGTAAGGGGGCAGGGCAACTTGCCCCTTTATATCTCTGTTCATTTAAGGATTTGTAATGGCATATGATTATTTAGACATCACTAACGAAGTAATTGCTCGTATGAATGAAGTTGTCTTAACTGCTGCTAACTTTACAGCAGCTAGAGGATTTCAAATTCAATGCAAGAACGCAGTAAACGATGCCATTAACTATGTCAATCAAAGAGAATTTGGTTGGCCTTTTACGCATGTAACACAAACAGAAACTTTAGTTGCAGGACAAACTAGATATACTGCTCCTACAAATACTCAATCAATTGATTATGATACTTTTCGTATTAGTCGTGATAGCACACTAGGTGCTGCTGGCAATACTCTACGCATTATTGACTACAAAGAATATACACAAAAATATATTAATCAAGAAACTACCTCTAATGTAGGTAGTGTTCCTAAGTTTATATTTAGAACACCTGATAATAATTATGGATTGTTTCCGTATCCAGATAAAGCATATGAACTAAAGTACGAATACTTTATTAAACCTACTGCACTAGCAGCAGCTACGGATGTTCCACTTATTCCAGAACAGTTTAGACAGGTTATAGTTGACGGTGCTACTGCGTATGCTTATCAGTATAGGGGTGAAGCACAACAGTATGGTATTAACTTTGCCCGTTTTGAAGACGGGATTAAACAAATGCAGACGCTGCTTCTAAATAGAGCAGACTATGTGCGGTCTACCTATATACCTTATTCTCAAGGGTATGGCATTAACGCAGGATTTTAAGGTGATAAAACATGGCAGATGAAACTGGCCTTAATCCGTTTGTATTCGCGTGTCAGGGTGGGCTGGTTCTTGACCAATCTACTTTTGCTATGCAGCCGGGAATGGCACTTGAACTAACTAACTTTGAGCCGGATATTCAAGGTGGTTATAGACGCATTTCAGGCTACGCTAAATGGAACCCTAATATTGTACCACAAGATGCTAGTGCATCAGAAGCTGTACTTATGTCAGCTTACTTTAAAGGCAATATCATTGCTGCACGTGGTGGCAAGGTACATAAGGGCGGCACTACAGGTAGCTGGACGCAGATTGACACAGGCAGAAGTAACGCGGGTGTATATACTTTCTTTAGGTACACATTAGGTGGTACAGACTTTATTGTTTGGGCAGATGGTGCTAATCATGCATCTAAGTATGATAACACTACAGTAACTGACATTAACGCTACAGGCGCACCTTCTAATCCTAAGTTTGTTACTGGTTATAAAAATGCTCTCTTCTTTGCTGGTATGTCTAGCACACCACAAGAATTAGTATTTACCTCACCTTACACAGATACAGATTTTAATACAGCTAATGGTGCTGGCAGTATCAGTGTAGACAGTAACATTACTGGTTTGTTTCCTTTCCGTGATTCACTATTTATATTTTGTGAAGAACGCATATTTAAGTTAGTTGGAAATACTATTGCTGATTTTCAACTGCAACCAGTAACACGAGAAATTGGCTGTCTTAACGGTAGAACCTATTCAAGAATTTGGTGGAGACATAATCTTTCTTGGGCCTGATGGATTACGTACTGTTGCTGGTACTGCAAACATTGGTGACGTTGAACTTGGTACAGTTAGCCGACAGATACAGGAACGCTTTGCTGGCGTATCAGACGTAGATGAATTTAGTTCTGTAGTTATTCCTGATAAAACACAATACCGTCTTTTCTTTTCTAACTCAAATACTGTACGTTCAAAGACTGCAGGAATTATATGTGTAAGAAAAGACAACAGTTTTGAGTTTGCTGATATCTTAGGGATACGTCCTAGTAGTACAGGACTTTATTACCGTTAGCGGTGAAAGCATTGTTGTACATGGTGAGTTTGATGGTTTCGTTTATCGGCAAGAACAAGGCAATGACTTTGATGGCAATAACGTAACAGGTAAATATCGCTCACCTGATTTGACTATGGGTGATGCGGGTATACGTAAATCATTTCAACGAGTGATTATTAACTACGCACCTGAAGCAGCCGTTAATGCAGATTTATTTGTTAGGTATGATTACGAAGCACCTAATGTGGCAAGACCAGCAGCTTATCCGTTTGATACATCTACATCAGTAGCTATCTACGGCTCATCATTATACGGTACAGCTACTTATGGTGGACAGTCAAACCCATTAGTAAGACAGCCAATTGAAGGTAGTGGCTTTGCTGTAGCCCTACGAGTAAACGATAGAGGTACTTCAGCCCCCTACTCATTAAAAGGATTTCAGCTAGAGTTTCCAAGCTGACGCAAGGAGATAATAAATGGCAGGTTATACTAGACAGTCAAGTTTTGCTGATGGCGATATTATCACCGCAGCAGACAGTAATGACGAGTTTAACCAACTACTAAGTAGTTTCAATAACACAACAGGTCACAAGCACGATGGTACAGCCGCTGAAGGTCCAGTCATAGGATTGATTGGAGACCCCGGAGTTGCTATACCTAAGAACAAAGTTGTCGTTGATGATACTAATAACCAAGTAGAATTTAATATTGATGTAGGTGGTACATCTACAGAACAGTTTGTAGTTAAGGATGGTGTACTTGAGCCTACTACAAACAACGACATTGACTTAGGCTCTAGTTCTAAGAAGTTTAAAGACTTAAACATAGCTGGTGCAGCTAACATTGCTGGCACTATGACCCTATCAGGTAACGTAATTGTATCTGGTACTCTTGGTGCTGACCTAATACCTGATGCGGATAACACTCGTGACATTGGTAGTTCCTCTGCAGAATGGAAAGACCTGTACATAGATGGCGTGGCATATGTAGACGCTATCAACTTTAACGGTACAGCTATCTCAGCTACTGCAGCAGAGTTGAACATCATGGATGGTGTAACATCTACCACTGCAGAACTTAACATACTAGATGGCGTTACATCAACAGCCGCAGAACTAAACATCTTAGATGGTGTAACCTCTACTACTGCTGAGTTAAACATCCTTGACGGTGTTACAGCTACGACAGCAGAACTTAACCTGACAGATGGTGGCTCTACTGTAGGTACAACAGCCGTGGCTGGTGGTGACGGTATCCTGACTAATGATAATGGCACAATGCGCCAGACATCCGTAGATACATTTGACACCTATCTAGCACAAAGTACAAAAACATTAACAAATAAAACCTTGACAAGTGCTGTCCTAAACGGTACAATAAGTGGAACTTCTATTAAAGATGAAGATAATATGGCATCTGACAGTGCCACTCATCTTGCTACCCAACAATCAATTAAAGCTTATGTAGATGCTGAAGTAGCTGCTATACCAGTAGGTGACATTACTTCTGTAGTTGCTGGTACAGGTATGACAGGTGGTGGTACATCAGGTGATGTTACACTTAATGTCATTGGTGGTGCAGGTATTACTGCTAATGCCGGAGATATTGCTGTAGATTCTACAGTTATTACTGGGCAGACCACTGAAGCTACCATTGATGCCGCTAATGATTTTATATTGGTGTATGATAATTCAGCTACAGCTTTGCGTAAAGCTACTGTGTCGGCTATTACTTCTGCAGGTAGCGGCATTAACGCAGTTGTAGATGACACAAGCCCACAGCTAGGTGGCGACTTAGATGTCAACGGTAATGACATTGTATCTACATCAAATGCTAACATTAACTTACTACCTAATGGTTCTGGTAAAGTTAATCTTGACGGTAACGGCTCTAGCGGCGGTGTTACTATATCTGATGGTCTTGTAGATATTCGTACAGGTACAGGTTCAGTTTCTCAGGTTAAGTTTTATTGTGAAAGCAGCAATGCACATGCACAGACCATACAGCCACAGCCACACTCTGCATCCGTAACTAACACACTTACACTACCCGCAGGTAGTAGTCAAGAAATTGTAGGTACTACAGCTACACAGACACTAACTAACAAGTCTATCGTAGCCACACAGCTTACAGGTACAATCGCTAATGCAAGACTAGATGCACAGCTTCAAGACGTAGCTGGACTAGCAGTAACAGATGGCGGCTTTATTGTAGGTGACGGTTCTAACTTTGTATTAGAGACTGCAGGTACAGCACGTACATCACTAGGGCTAGGGACAGCAGCGGTTTTGAACACTGGAACATCTGCTGGCAATGCGATTGTCTTAGATGGTTCTGCTAGACTACCAGCAGTAGATGGGTCACAGCTAACTAACTTACCATCTGCAGGTGCAACGGCTGGCTTCGCAGTGGCTATGGCGATTGCGCTTTAGTACTTGACAAATGAATAAAAGTATGGTATAATTATACTTATCTTAATTAGGAGATGAAATGGCACAGGATTTTGAAAGAAACATTGCACGGAATGTTGGTACAAGTGAAGTCGCTTTACGTACCGCTAACTCCGATGATGCTCTTATTGGTATCAATATCGCTAATGTTACAACTACCCAAATCTTAATGGATGTATACATCACTGGTGCAGGTGGCACTGATGATTACTATATCATTAAGGATGCCCCAATTCCAGTAGGTTCAGCCCTGCAAGTCTTGGACGGCGGTGCAAAAGTTGTACTACAGTCTGGCGATATACTCAACGTAAAGAGTGATACTGCATCAAGCGCAGATGTTTGGGTTTCTGTAGTTGATACTATTAGTTCATAAGGAATAAAGTATGCCGTATATTGGTCAAAAAGTTCCGGGTTCTTATCAAGCTACTAAGGCTGTACAACGCTTTAATGGTGACGGTTCCGATACTACATTTACACTGACTACCACAGTATCTTCTGTGCAAGACGTACTGGTGTCAGTCGATGGCGTTGTGCAAGACACAGCAGCCTACACTATTCCTGATGGAACTACACTTACATTCACTGCTGCCCCTTCCTCTGGTACAGGTAACATCTTTGTAAATTACCTAGCACCTCAAGCTGGTACAATTACACCACCTGCTGAGAATAAAGGTAACTTCAAGGCTGGTGGTTTGTTCCGTACCAATGCACAATCCCTCACAGCAAATACAACCATCCTAGCTACAGAGAACGCCAACGTAACTGGTCCGTTTACTGTGGCTTCTGGTGTTACATTAACCGTTGAAAGCGGTGGGACATTGGTGACGCTATGAGTACATTAAAAGCAGATACCATACAAAGCACAGGCGGTGGCCCTGTTACGCTGACTAAAATAGGAACAATGAAACATTTTGCTGCTTATGATTTAACAAGCGGTTCTGGTGTTGCTTATGATAGTCTTAACAACAGTAGTTTTACCGACATTGGTACAGGTCAGCAGCGATTAAATTACACCAATAATTTTGCCATTGCGATGGGTCGGACACATAATAGCGGTATTGGTAATGTAAATGATTTGACGACCTACTCCCTTGATATTAACCCTGTTAATTCAGCGGATATACTTACAAGTTCAATAGAAGTTGTATCAGTGTATGCTAACAACACTAGTGCAGCCCCTTTTGATTACAAATATAATTCTGTTGAAAGTGCGGGAGACTTAGCATGAGTGAGATACTAACAAACAAACTCACTGGCACAAGCACCGCTGGGTCTATCCTTGTAACAGGTGAAGGTAATAGCACGACCACTAACTTGCAGCAGGGTTTGATTAAAGTCTGGGCAGATTATTCTGGTGGTGGCACACCTGTTGCGGACGACAGTTTCAATTGCAGTTCACTCACAGATGTGTCTGTCGGCAGAAAACAACAGGACTTTACAAGTAATATGAGTAGCGGAAATTTCTTTGTCATTGACGGTATGATTGCTGATGGAAATTCAGGCGGTACTAGAGGCGGTGCAAGCCACCATTTTTATACACAGGCATCAAGCAATATAAACTATGCCGCAATGTACGGTAGCACTTCTGCATCTAATGGCAATTTTACAGATAGTCACTTGATTGATGGGTGTGGTGTAGCGGGAGACCTTGCATAATGGCACTAGGAAAAATCAAAGCAGATACCCTAGAACACAGCACCGCTGGCACGGTTGATACGCAGTTTGTGGTGAATGGTAGTGCGAAGTCTTGGGCTAATTTTGTTGGAACTGGTACTATTGCACTAACTGACAGTTTTAATGTGGCGAGTTTAACAGACGTTGCGACAGGTAAATACGATACTAATTTCACTAACAGTATGGATAATGGAGATTTTGCAATCCATGTTAATTCTGATGCTAACACTAGTAATGATGCCTTCAATAGAACAGCAGGGGGGTCAAATAACACTAGCGCAAAAGGACATGCAAGGCATTACGAATCAAATTCTTTAACCGATACATCATTGGTAATTAATACAGTCCACGGAGACCTAGCATAATGGACACACCAGAGTTTCAAGGCACACACCTATTTGACAGACTATGCTGGGCTAAAGAAAACCTAGAAGGTGTACAGTCAGACTACCGTGTAGTGTACGAGGACAGCATAGACGAATGTGCAAAGATACTTGTACCTGACCCGAATTGGATGGCTTGCGCTTTGCAGGGCGGTATCCTACCACCTGTGCAAGTATACTGGGAACTAGCTAAAGATGAAGCACAACCAGACTTCAAGAAACATACTCGTGGCTATCTGCTACATGACACCCAGCCTGTTGATGCTATGACAGAAGAAGAAGCTATTGAGTACCTAATTATGAAAGATTGTCCACAGTCTGTATGGCAGACATGGAATGAAGGCAATAAACCTAAACTGGTTATCTGCCGTAAAGAACAGTTACCAAGCACTCGTGAGTGGCGCAACGCTTGGAAGATTACTGAAGAACTTAGCGTCACTGATTTAGCAGCCTAAGAGGAGAAACCTAATGGCACAAACATACATCGTAGACAAGGACGGGAATCAGATTGATGCCTCATCAGCAACCGTTCCTTCTGACCGTCACTTTCGTGGTGCATGGTCATTGGATGGCACAGTTATATCAGAAGATGTAGCTGCAGCCAAAGTAATCTTCAAGGACAAAATCCGTGAAGTACGTAAGCCACTGCTTGATGCAGAGGATGTCGTGTACATGAAAGCACTAGAAGCTGATGACGCAGATGCAAAAGCAGCATCAGTAACTAAAAAAGCTGCACTGCGTGATGCACCAGCCGCTTCTGCAATTGGTAGTGCAGACACAATTGCTAAACTCAAAGCAGCTTGGGATACATCTGTGTTGGGTGACAGCCCTTACGCATAAGGATAAGTAGATGGCACTGACCACAATTAGAAATGATGGGCTAGCTATTGGCAGTCAAGGGTTTACAGAGAGTTCAAAGATTACTCTTGACTCCTCATCTCATTCTGTAACGGGCATACCAGATGGAGTGCGTGAAGTTCATGTTTTTTGGAACGGAGTTAGCACCAGTTCAGGTAGCCCCGGCATACAACTTCACGTTGGCACTGGTTCTGGGTTAGTGACTTCTGGTTACACTGACCAGTACGCATTCATATATGATTCTACTAATACAGGAAGAGGTGCAACTTCAGGTGGTTTTGAAATAGGAAATTGGGGTGCGGGTATAGTTATGCATGGTTTTTTGTCTTTGTATAGAACTAATGGCACAGATGACCTTTGGAATGGACACTATTTTACCACTTTAGCTACGGATTATGCAGGTCAATTATTTGGTACAGGTTCTATAGATTTGTCTGCGCCATTAGACAGAGTTGCTATGTCTTGCATGACTACTGGAACATTTGATGGTGGCGGTACAATGCAGGTTTTATTTAGGTAAAAATTATGGCAAAAGAACATAACATAACTACTGGTGAAGTTACTGAAATAGATTTCACGCAAACTGACTATAGCGCATCTGAAAAGTTGGATATTCTCCGTGAAAAACGTGATGCCAAACTTGCAGAAACAGATTGGTGGGCATCTAGCGACCTTACCATGTCATCAGCACAAACAAGGTACCGCCAAGATTTACGAGACATAACTAAAACAGCCACATCACTAGACGATGTTACTTGGCCTACGAAACCATAAGGAAGAACGATGCCATACATTGGAAAATCCCCATCAGTAGGAGTTCGCAATCGCTTTATATATCAGGCGACAGCAGGACAGACTAGCTTCTCTGGCAGTGACCAAGATGCAAAGGTACTGACCTATCAGGATAGCCTGTACATGGACGTGTACCAGAATGGTGTCCTACTCAAACCCGGTACAGACTATACAGCCACGACAGGTACAACAATGGTACTGGTCACAGGGGCATCCCTCAATGACGTAGTTGAGATGGTTATCTATGACACATTCTCTGTAGCAAACTCGTACACTAAGGCAGAGGCTGACACACGCTACCCATTCTTAGGCAATGACAGCATCATCCGTACCAATGGGCAGACCATTACTGCTGACATCACAATCAGTGCGACAACTAACGGTGTATCGGCTGGTCCTATTACACAGGATAATGCCACCGTCACTGTTAACGGATATTGGAGTATCGTATGACCAGCGTATTGAATGTAGATACTATTGCAGATAAGGCTGGCACTGGTCCTGTTGGGTTAACTAAGCAAGCCCCGTCAAAGCATTTTAGTAGAATCAATATGTCTGCGGGTAGCATAACAAAAAGTTTTAACTTATCCAGCATATCCGATTTTGGAACAGGTGCGTTTGATTTGTCTTTCACAAATTCTTTTTCAGATGCTAATTATTCTCTATCGGGCAACCACAATGGCGTAAGCGGTAACGGTGCTAGTACAGTTTTTGGACACGACAGTTCTGGTTTAATGACAACAAGTCAAGTAAATGTGACTTGTTTTAATGTACCTGATGGAAGAGTGGATGCAACTGAGTGTAGTTCTCAAATTTGGGGAGACCTTGCATAATGGCTAGTATTCTAAAAGTAGATACACTAACAGGTGTAACCACCGCTGGCTCTATTAGCGTTACTGGCGAGGGCAACTCAACCACGACTAATCTTCAGCAGGGGTTGGCAAAACACTGGGTAAGAATTAATCAATTTAGTTCTAATGCTCTTGGAGACACGTTCAATAATTCATCTTTTACAGATGTAGGAACAGGAAACACTCTATTTACTCGTACTTCAAGCCTTGCAAATAATGATTACCCTTCTTTTGTATCGTCAGAAGTACGAACATCATATACAAATGTTTCAACCTCTACGCTTTCAGGTGCAACACAACTTAGTACGTCTTTTATGTCTACTTTTCATGTTGAAAATGGCTCCGCTACAGACTCAGGAATGATTACTATGATGGCAGTAGGAGACCTAGCGTAATGGCAAGCGAACTTAGAGTTAACACATTAAAGGATGCCAGCGGGAACAACAGCGTGGGCATGAGTTATGTTGCCAATGGTAGTGCGAAGGCGTGGGTTCACATTAATATGGCTACTGGAGCAAACGTAGATTCATTCAACATTGCCTCAATTACAGATGATGGGACTGGAACTTTTGATGCTACTTACACGACAGCGCAAGCAACAGCAAATTATGTAATATGCACCGCTGGTGATGATAATGGTGGTAGTAATGCAGACCTTGTTTCAATTATAGGCGCACCAACAAATCAAGCACAACTTGGTGTTTGGCGTTCTGCTGCTGGTAGAGCAGACACTACGAAAGCATGTGCATCTATTCACGGAGACCTAGCATGAGTAAAGCAGCAGAACTAGCCGCACTGATTGGTGGGCAAAAGGCGTTAGGCGATAAGAACCTAATTATCAACGGTGCGGCAACAGTTCATCAACGTGGCAATCAAACTGCAAGTAATGGTTCTGCCGTATATTTTGTTGACCGTTGGAATATGTATCACAACAGCGGTGCGTTAGCTGCCAATTTACAGCAATCAACAGTGGTTCCTTCTGGGCAAGGTTTCAACAACAGCATTTTAGTAGACTGCACAACTGTAGATTCTTCTGTTGGCGCAGCAGAAGTCGCCCTTTTAAGGCAAATTATTGAGGGACAAAACTTACAAAGACTAGCGTATGGCTCATCAGGTGCAAAATCCTTAACCATATCATTCTGGGTACGTTCAACAAAAACTGGAATTTATGTTGTTGATATTTACCACGCTGATGCTACTGCCAGAACTCAAAGTCATCAGTACACTATTAGTCAGGCTGACACTTGGGAATATAAGACACTAACTTTTTCAGGTGATACATCTATAGCGACTGATAATGATAACGCTGCTACTTTTTATGTTCAATGGATATTGATGTCAGGTACAGACCACACAAGTGGTTCACTAGCTACAACTTGGCAAAACCAAACAGATGTAAATAGATTTGTTGGACAAGTAAATTTCTTTGATAGCACCAGCAACAACTTTTACCTAACAGGCGTACAGATGGAAGTCGGAGAAGTAGCCACCGCTTTTGAGCATGAGGACTTTGGAACTACGCTACGCAAGTGTAAGCGGTACTATGAACTTTTGGACACAAGTATTTATCCTCTTGACTATGGTTCTTCTGATGTTTTGTCAAATTTTACATGGACAGAACAAAAACGCGCTACTCCAACCCTTAGTGTTAATACAAATAGCGGCAGTGTTAGTCTTTATCCAATTACTACTAGTGGTGGTTATATTTATAAAACATCTAAAACTTATAGTTCTGTTGTTGGCATGAAGGGGGCTGCTGAATTATGATTATAAAAAATGCTAAATATATGAAGGCTCCTTTAGACAACCCAGATAATAAAAACACTGCCGTTAAAGCGACTATTGACGCGGTTGAGTCGTGGGTTCCCATAGATGAATCCAACCGTCACTACGCAGAAATCATGCGTCAGGTAGCTGCTGGCGAACTAACCATTGCAGATGCTGACTGATGGACTTAGTACACATCATAGACACCTTAATTGGTATAGTAGTTATGGGTGGTGCATGGTATCTTAGTGGTATGACTAAAGAGATAAAGCGCATGGATATACTAATGAACAGGACACGTGAAGAATACGCTACCCGTACGGAGTTACGTGAAGACATGAACCGTGTTATGGAAGCATTACATCGTGTAGAAGATAAGTTAGATAGGGCATTAAATAAATGATGCAGTTTAAAGCGTTTAAACCACAAGCCATGAACAAGATTGCTAAAGCTATGGGCTATCAGGGTGACATGGGACAGTTTCAACAGTATATTGAACAAGACCCTGCACGACAGCAGCAGATGAGTATGTATAATGATGCTGCAGTAAAGATGGCACAGGGCGGTGCAGTACCACCACGCCGTACTGAAATCAAAGGCCAAGACCATATGCTTGCCTACATCACACCACAAGAGGGTGAGTTGTTAAAGGCGCATGGTGGTTCAGGTAGGCCGGGTCCAATGGGCATTCCATCTTTTGAGAATGAAGCGATGGGTGAGGGGTCAAGTTTTTACACTGTGCCTGTTGGACGAGGTGGGGCTGACCAAGAGTATAAAAGAGTATACATAGGTTCTAGTCAAGATACTACAGCAAATAGACAGGCAGGTTCTAGTAGTCTTGCTTCGGCTACGCAGGATGGTAGGCCTATACCAATGGCTAGGGATGTTCCTTACGAAGTAGCTGCTGCAGCTAATAATAACTTTGCTGCTACACAAGAGTATTATGCTGCGCAACGGGCTGCTGCACAGGCAGAGGCTGACGCTGCTGCCGCTGCTGCTCAACAAGCTGAACCTTCATCTAATCCTACTAATGCGTTTTTTACTAACGCACAACTGCAACCTAATCCGGGTACACCGGGTGCGCCGCCTGATTTAACTAATACACAATACGTACCTCTTAATCAAGGCTATGCTGCAGCGGCTCAAGCCTATCAGAATCAATTAGCTAATACACAGTATGTACCTCAAGGTCAACAAGCTGTACAAAACTTTGCTTCAGGTGGTCAGGTAACTAACCCACAGAATACACAAGCAGGTACTCCTGTTGCTGTACCTACAACCAATGTTCCAGCAGGACAGCCTGAGATTGGTCAGTTTACTGTAGAGCAAATGTATCAGCCGGGTGTCCCTATTGGTGGTACAACTATTGCTGCAGCAACTCCATATGATGCATCACAAGACATTGCCACTGGAACAGGCACTCTCACAGGTAGCGTTGCTGTGCCTACAGCCACTGCTGCAGCCTCATCAGCACAGCAGATTACCCCATCACAAGCAAACACAATGCAAGCTGCACAGGCGGCTCCTGCAGTGGATGCAGCTATGCAAGCTACACAGGCTGCACAGGCTAATCCGGCTGACCCGCGTGCGCAGGTAACTGCAGCACAACAGACTGCCTCATCAGTAGGTAATCTACAGGCTGCACAGGGTAATGCTTCTCTTATTAATAATCCAGTACAACGGCAGATACAACAGGGTGAATTAATCTCTGGTGTAGCTGATGCTGCTACTGCCGCACAGTTTACTGAACAGATACAGGCTGCACAGACTACACCTACACAAGCAGCTATGGTGCAGGGACAGCTTGATGGATTAATGCAGCAGTTTGTTGGTGGTAACACACCAGCATGGGCAGCAGGTGCTATCCGTAATGCCAACGCAGCAATGGCGGCACGTGGTTTAGGTGCATCATCTCTTGCAGGTCAAGCTATTGTACAAGCTGCAATGGAATCAGCATTACCTATTGCACAGGCTGATGCACAGATACAGGCACAGTTTGAAGGGCAGAATCTATCTAATAGGCAACAGATAGCTATGCTTGCAGCACAGCAACGTGCTAAATTTATGGGTCAGGAGTTTGACCAAGAGTTTCAAACACGAGTACAGAACTCTGCACGTATTGGCGATATAGCTAATATGAATTTCACTGCTGAACAGCAGGTACAGCTAGAGAACTCTCGTGCTACTAACACCATGAACCTAAACAACCTGTCTAACTCACAGGCAATGGTCATGGCTGAAGCATCTGCATTGGCACAGTTAGATACACAGAACCTATCTAATCGTCAACAGTCAGCAGTACAGAATGCTCAGTCATTCCTGCAGACAGATATGGCTAACCTATCTAATCGCCAACAAACAGACTTGTTTAAAGCACAACAGCGTGTGCAGTCTATGTTCACAGACCAAGCTGCTACCAATGCTGCTGCACAGTTTAACGCATCTAGCCAGAATCAAGTTGACCAGTTCTTCCAGCAGCTTGGCTCACAAGTATCACAGTTCAATGCGACACAGGCTAACGCACAGGCACAGTATAATGCAGGTCAAACTAACACAGTCAACCGCTTTAATGCTGAACTGAATAACCAGCGTGACCAGTATAATGCACAGAACCAAATGGTAATTGCACAGGCTAATGCACAGTGGCGTAGGCAGATAGCTACAGCAGACACTGCTGCAGTCAATCGTGCTAACGAACTTAACGCTAACGCTATCTTAGATATAAGTAAGCAAGCATACAGTAACTTATGGAACCACTATGGTGATACTATGGAGTGGGCATGGACTTCTGCTGAAAGCGAACTAGACAGGTACAGTGCTATGGCTATTGCTGAGTTGGACGCAGCTACATCGGCGGCTGCTTCATCTGCTGCAAGAAGTTCCGCATCAGGAAATGCTATTGGAAGTTTAATTGGTACATTAGGTAGTGCTTATTTACTTGGTACTTGTTGGGTAGCACGTGAGGTTTATGGCAATCAAAATGCTGAGTGGTTTGTGTTCCGTACATGGCTACAGTATGATGCACCTAAATGGTTTAAGAAATTGTACGTGACACACGGTGAAAACTATGCTAAACTAATTGCTAAAGTACCACCATTGAAGTGGGCTACCAAACAATTAATGGATATGGTAGTAAACAAGAAACGGAGAAAGCACAATGTCCAGACAGTATAATGCTGCTAGAGAAGCCTACAACCGTATGGATATTGCAGGGTTTGAAAAACTAGAAGCTATAAAAGAGCCAGAAAAAACTGGTGGATTATTAGCTAGGTCTAATAATATGTCAAAGAAATCAGATGGACTAGACTATAATAATCCTGCTGTTCGTGTAGCAAAACAAATGCAGGTTATAAGAAAGTACAGAGGCGAAGTAAATGGCGATGAGTAATCAACCTAGCTTTGATGCACCTATTCCGGGTCAGTCTCTAACTATGGAGTTAGGTTCTAGGCCGTGGCAAAACCCTGCTAGGTTCACTACCGTAGATGATACTATAGACTACTATATGGAACGTATGAGTAGCGAAGAGTTTATGGTTCAATTAGCAGAGGTATTAGAATCTGGCGTACCTGTTACATCTATCGCCAATAGTATTCAACTATCAAGCGTTATGGAAGGTATACATACAGTAGATGTAGGTATGCTTGTACTGCCTATGATTATGGAAATGCTTATGATGATTGGGGATAGCGCAGGAGTTAAGTATGACAAAGGTTTAGAGAATCCTAATAAACCTATACTACGAGATTCAACAATAGCTAAAGCTGTAGCGGAATACGAGGCAAAGATAGAAGATAGAGATGTTGTACAAGAAACTGAAAATAAAGAAGTTGAAGATGAAGAGCCTACAGGCTTGATGGCACGGAGAAAGTAATGAGTTTCTGGACAGGATTTACAACAGGGTTAGCCAGTAGCGTAGACAAAGGTTTACAGAGGGCTATAGAAAAACGTGATGGTGAACTTAGTGCTGCTAAAAAGTTTTGGATGCAAACAAAAGCTACCAAAAAAGAAAAGTATGACATTAAAAAAGAAAAAGAAGATGCAGAAGCAGTTGCTGGTTATAGGTCTTTGCTAGCTGGTTTTAACGGCAATGCAGATATGGCTAAAGCTGCTTTTGACAGTTTAGCTGCAGATGGCGGTGGTGTTGCTGGCGTAACAGATTACTTATCTAAAGTAAGACAACGAACAGATGAGTTAGGTAGTTATGATATAAGTCTAGATTTTAAAGACTTTAAGGTTGGTGATACTGCTTACACAGGTGGTGAAGAGGGTCTTCTTATGCCTGAGTATCAAGGAACAGCATTTAAAGCTGCCGACTATGGCGTAGGCCCATCCAGATTAGACGAGTTGTTTGGGCGTACTGGTGCAGATACAGATACCGCACGTCTTGAGAAACAAATGAATGTAGGCTTTGATGCACAACCTGCTGCTACACCTGTGGCAAGTACGGGTACGTTTGGTTCTGTGGATAGGTCAAGGCTTAGTGCTGCACAAAAGTACAAAGAAGACACAGAAGATAGAGAAATGAAACTAGACAGGTTTGAAATGGACAAGTCTGCATTCAAACAGAATCAAAGTAAAGTTACACAGGCTATGCAGATTGCACGTGAAGCAGAAGATAGGTTAAAGCTAGACCAAGATAATGCTATTCTTCAGCAAGAATATAGAAATGCAGTAGATGCAGCGGATAGATTTAAACGCTATGCACAGTTAGACCGTGAAGCTGAGATGTTTATATTAGATAAAGAAGCCAAAGAATTAGGCATTGAAACAGCACAGTTAAAATTGCAAAAAGATAAAGAACCGCCACAATTTACTGATTTTGAAAAGATGGCTGTATACTACACACAAAAGTTGGGTGAGCGAGGTCTTACTATAGAACAGAAGAACGACTATTCTGAAGGTTTACGAAGGGCTATTGAAGGGGCAACTAAATGGAATGCTCAAACAGCTAAGTCGGACGGGCAGACTAAGTTCTTTTCTAATGAAAGCAGACAATCTATTCTTAATGGAGAGATTAAGCGACAGCTTGAGCCGTTTGGTATGGTCGATGATTTAGGTCAAGTTATTGAAGAAGAAATAGATGGAACAGACCAACCTAAATACTTTGATAGTATGCGTAGAGCATTAGATAATGTCACTTCTCAAGTAGCAGGATTAAATGACCCATCCATGAATGCGCTAATTGCAGGACAAAGAAGTTCTTTGAGAGCAAAGATGAATGAGTATAAGAAAGCAGCGCCAGATGAGCAACAAAAAACTGCTCGTGACATGGCTCAATCTTTGTCTGCTACATTCAAAGAAACGCTAAAGCCCGGTGATGTCGTTACATACGAAACAGCTAATGGTGGAACTGCTACTCGTATATGGACAGGGGATAGGTATATCTAGTGTCTCAACTTTTTGCAGATGATGAGGCTGCTTACCTTAAACAGTTGGAACTAGAAGATGAGCAGGACAATCAACAATCACTTTCTCAAGGAGAGGAAGAGGATGATGAAGAGGCTTATCTTAAACGTCTTGAGCAGGAAGATGCACAAGACCAAGACCAGACAATACTATCTCAAGAAGATACTGATAATGAAGAAGCCTATCTTAGACAACTAGAATTAGAAGATGCACAAGCAGATGGTGTAGTATCACCTGCTCCTGTGTCTGCTACTGCTTCTGTTACACAAACTTCTGTAGCAGAAGAGCCTATAACACCCACCCCTAATCAAGACGCTGCTATGATAGATGAATATCTACAAGATAGCAATGCTTTCTATTCAAGAGAGTACCTAAGTGGACTTGACACCCAAAAACTTAGCGAAGTATTAAATGAAGAGCAACCTTCTTTAGTAAATAAATACTACCCTATGCCAGAACAAGAGTTGTCACCCAGTGAAGTGGAAAACATTTCACAGGGAGATGCTGTAGTTCCTTATGAGCCTAAAACTCTTTCTGGTGGGGATGTATTTTCACGTGAAGCATACGCTTCTGCTATTACAGACGGTCTTAAATCAATGGGAGTTAGTGATAAGTCAGCATTAGATTTTGCGGAATCTACTGTAGGAAGTGTTACTGACCCGAATGTAGGTTTCCTTGAAGGATTGAGTGCTTCTGATATATTAATGCTCCCTAATTTTATTTTTATGGCGAATGAAATATATGAAGAAATGAAGGGTGGTCAACGCCGCCAAACATTTATGTCTCAAGTTAATGAAGAAGGAACCAAGGGAGTAGACTACGATGAAGCGTCCGACTATATTTTACCTGTAGTTATGGGAGCAGTGGCTGTTTTAGAGGGTGTTACTGGCTTTAAGGGTGGTAAAAGAGTTGTTAAGGGTATGCTAAAACCTGCTGTAAAAATAGCTGAAGATATAGAAAAGAAAGTCTTTCAAAAAACTGAGATAGGTAAGAGTTTTAAAAAATTAAAAGATAGACAGGCTGCACAACAACAAACCAGAGATGCCTTCTTTGCAGAAAGGGCTAGTAAGTTTGATGTGGTTGCTGCACGTGAAGCATCTGCTGCATCACAAGCGGAGAAATCTGCGGCAGCTAAAGTAATAGCGGATAAGAACAGTGACATTCAAGAAGACTTAATCAGACAGTTTGAAAAAAACAATGATGTTGTTATATCTAGCAGGGGTAAGGATGGTAAACTAAGAGTTGACCCAAAGAAAGCTAGAGAAGCTGGTAAAAACATTATAGATGAGACTGCGATGATACCTGACAAGGGTATGTCGGACGAGGTATCTGAATTAATTAAAGATGCTCGTGGTCAGATAGGTGGTTTTAGTAATCCTCGTTTGCTTGAGTTAGTTTTAGATAAGTCTAAGCTAGATGCTGTTACAGCTACTATAGCAAAAGTTAAAGCAGCCAACCCTGAAGCATTTAAAGGGGTGCGAAAAACTGTCATAGATAAAAAGACAGGAAAGAAAAAAACTACAGGCAAAAAAACTATAGATATACTATTTGATGAATCTGTAAAGGGTAACTTGTTTGCCTCTGATGAACTACGTGCCATACTAAATCAATATGGTGTGTCTATGGACGACTATATTATGATGACTGTAGGTTCAGCTAGTAAGTTTGGACAAGGACTACAGAAGTTTGCCGCTATGAAAAAAGCTATGGGTGGACAGACTGCTAGGAAGGGTGCGTCAGAAAGTAACGAGGATGAACTAAGACGCTCTGCTGAAGGTTTAAATAAAATAATAAAGAACATAAAAAGGGGAGAGAACGTAGTGCGTGGTGCTATGGTATCTGCTTTTGCTACCGCTGCACGTAACTTTGAATCCGCTTTAGTACGCTATCCAATGGAAGGTCTCACTAACTTAATGGAAGAGACTATTATTCGTGCCGCTAGAGGTTTTGATTCAGCCACTGCTGCTCGTGCTGATAGGGCCGCTGTTACAAGGCTTGCTGCTGGAGTTAAGGAAGGTGCGTTAGAAGCTGCAACAGCCCTCACACCCTTTGGTAAACGTGCAGCATTTAAAGATTCCTTTGCAATGTATGGTTATACATTTGGTGACAAAGCTAAGATAAAAAGCACAGGTGCGGGTGCTATGGCTAAGATGAAAGGAGATACTTTTACGGGTTTAGCGGGAAAAGATTTGTCTTCTGATAACGCTGAGTTTGTAGATTACCTACTAGGGCAAAGGGGATTTGATAAGCTAGCATCTCGTTTCTATGACCAAGTAAATGAAGTTATGGCTTATACTGGCAGGGGTGAAGGTGGTATATCAGATGCTGTGTTTGAGCCTATTGAAGATTTTGTGCAGTTTTTGAATGGGCCTAACAGGCTGCAGGAGTTTGTCACTAGACGTGCCTACTTCAGAACAGATTTATCCATGATGGTAAAACGCGAGTATGGAATAGATTTAGAAGATGCACTACAAAATGGCAAGATAGTTGACTTACTAAATGATTCACCCTCTATTAAACCCGAAGGCGCAAGACCTTTTGCAGAACTAATGTCAGAGGCTACAGACAAAGCTTTGCAAAAAACATATGCTGCTGCGCCTGACTTTGCTCCGTTTAAGTATGGGTTAAAGTTTCTTAATGCTATACCCGGCAGCACTTTCGTAATTCCTTTTCCACGATTTATGTTTAAGTCTATGGAATATGTAGGTGAGATTGTAGCAGGTATGCCTATCGCTATGGTCAGAAGATTATTCCCAGATGGCGGGGCTATGGGTAAACGAAGTCGGGATGCTGAAATGGCTGCTAGAAATATTGCAGGTATAGCCGCTTTGGGCAGTGTTTATATAGGCAGTAAGCTATTGCCGGGAGATGCGCCAGAAGATTATAAGAAGGTAAGGACATTTGTAAAAGATAAAGTAGTAGATGTGTCTGCACAGTACCCAATGCCGCAACTGAACTATATATCTAAGTGGGCAGAAAAATATTTAACAGGCGGTGAAGGTGACGCTATGGCTTGGTATGAAGGTCAGGGTGGTGGCAAAGAATTTGTAAAGCTATTTACGGGTACTAACTTTAGACAGAACCAAGGACTAGGTAACTTACTGGATGACTTTGCTGCACTTGCTTCAGATGAATCACGTATAGGAACAGGCGCACGTATGTCACAGGCAGCAGGTAGATTGTTAGGTGATATTACTACGCGGATACTACAGCCTTACAGTATGGTTGTAGATGCTGAACGTGCTTTAGGTATGCGCACTACAGAGGTTAAAGATGTTAGAGGAGACCCAAACTTAGATGCCGGGTCTGCTTTTGCAACAGGCTTTATGCGTCCTATTAAACAACGTGGTTACTATGACACGGTTACAGGCGCACTAGAAGGTGGGCAGCGAATGCTTGGCCTTACAGATGATGAGGGTAAACCTTTACTAGACTTTACTCAAGAAGCAGAACTTCCTGCAAGACAAGTTGCCACTAGGGAAGATACTATGGAACGACTTAATCCAGAGTTAAAACTTCTGGCTGGTTTATCTGTAGTGGAAAGGGACACACCCCAGCAAGAGTTCCTGCAAAAGATAGGGTTTCCTGTATACGAATTTGACAGTAAGACAGGTATAGGCACATTAGATAGAATTATAAATGATTCCGTCAACAACTTTTTACCGGGTGTGATTGACAAGTATATGCGAAAGGCTGAACAAGACCGCGCAAGAGGTGATAGTGAAAAAGAAATACGTATTAGAATACGTGAACGTATAAAGACTAGGTTTAATAAACTAAAAGCTAAGATTAAAAGAGTAAGTGCTAAAGCTGGTGATGACCCCGGTTACATAAAGGCTTTGCTTAAAGCAAGGCGTATGCCTCTTGAGAAACAACAACGTGCTATACTTGAGTATGAACAGAAGATAGGGCGAGAGGTAGATTTGTCTAGTACGAAAGACCTTACAGCCATAGCTAAAATAGGAAGTAAGCTAAAATAAATAAGGGGGCAACTAAGCCCCCTCTTTTTATCTGTTATCACCGTCACCCTGTAATCTATTCCTAGCCTTCCTGTCTGCCAGCTTGTTAAGATTACCTTCCATGACACTGCCAAGGTTTGTGTCCACTTCATTCGCAAGCATAGCACAGTACCAGAGGACATCTCCTAACTCAGCAGCAATCTGACTAAGCCTTTCCTGATAGCCCTCTACATCAGCACCATCACGTATCAGCTTCTTTACTTTGTTAGCAATCTCACCAGCCTCACCAGTAAGCCCAAGAGTTAAATACTCAAGGGCTTTTTCTTTTGGGAAGATGGCAGTCTCAGCAGCACGTATCTGGTACTCAGTGGCTGTAATACTACTCATCATTTGTCTCTCCTTCATCCAGTTATTAGCTTCCTGCTCTAGCTTGTTCATGTTTCAGTATCCTCTCAAGGTTATCGTAGAATGCAGTATTCCATCCACGTACCCACTCACGATGCTGCATAGTATTCCTATCCATGCCGCTGTCAGCCATGAAGGAACCCTTCTTAGCCTTACCACACTTACCTTTCTTGAAGGCTTCATAGCCCCACTCAAACTGTATCTTGAGTGGAGCATCATACTTACTTAAACCATTACGCCGCATCTTTAAACGCCTTTATCACATCAGAGGAAAACAACTTCTGTAGGTTCAACAGATACATACGAGATGCATTGTTATCCCCACCAGAAACACTACGCTTCTTATCTAAGTTAGATATGATGCGCTTCAACGAGGCAGTATCGAACACCAGTGTTGCAAATGTTTCATCACCAATGCAAAGGTTGTGGAACCAGTAATCTGATTCCGTAGCGTTGATGCCACTTGGTTTACCATAGCACTCGTATTCGATTGCAATGTTGCCAGTCTTTTGCCACACATCTCTCTCACTCTTCACCTCAATCTTCTTGTCTTGTAGCATGTCAGCTACCTGTTGCTCACGTACCTTACCGTACTCTAGGTCAATGTCAAACTTCTTGCGGTCTTCAATCTTTGGCTCTAGGTTCTTCATCTGTAGTCTCCTCTTCAGTGGTTGAGGGTTGAATAAAATACTTAACTAACATCTCTAGTTTATCATGGTAGTTAGCAACTTGTTCTAGTTCCAGTTCAATAGTCTCTACGATATCGGAGTGTTCACCGATACCTGTTGTGCTATTCATGTACACCTGTATGTTTGCTAGGTGTTTGTTAATGTTCCCAGCTAAGTGGGAACGTATTGCATTTACTAATACTTCCTTCATTGCTTCTCCTTCCTATGCTGCTTCTATATCTACAATCTCACAGACACCAGCAGTACACGCTAACTCACGTCCACCTGAAGTGGTATCTTCTTTCTCAAACTCTTGCAGCAATGACCAGTCTACATTCTTTGGCATCTTTGTCAAGAACTCTTTGTAACTTTCTTCATCTGTATCCTGATAAGGTGCTTGCTGATATGTATGCTCACTGAATGGCAGGAAGCTGATACCAGATACCTCATCAAAGTGTTCATATACCCAAGAGCCTACAGCCATCCACTCATTCTCTTTGACTGAGATAGTGACTGATGGTTTGTGTTCACACCAATGACGCTGATAGGTAAGCCATAACTCAAGCTGCTCAATAGCATTCATCTGTGTCCTAGTGATTGCACCAGAGGGTGACTTCATAGGGAAGCTGAACACTGTTGTGCTATCTGGCTTCATTACATCAGGCTCTGCTGGAATACCCTGTGACATAAGGAACTGTGTGAGTGGGTCTTTATTATCACCACGTACAGTACGTATGTAGTATGGGTTATGCCGTGCATGGATACCTGACGCTGCATCAGTAAGTTGAGACACCGTACCGCTAGGCTTTACACAAGTAACTGCAGTAGACTGTGGTATGTCAAGCTGCTTTGCCATAGCTGCATTAGTCTGCACTGCAGTATCACGTAGGACTTCCAACATAACCTCAAGCTTATCTCCTGTTGTCGATGTCAGTTTGTTGTCCATGATACCTGTCAATGACACACCAAGCAAGCGTTCTTCTTCTGTGTTCTTCTTCCATACATTACGTAGGTATTTGAAGTTAGTCAACGTAGCTTGGAATGTACCAAGGATAGTAGCTAGGCGTACCTTTTCTTTGAGTGTATCTACTGTATCACTCTCACGTACAACTACCTCTGACAAATTACAGAACTGGTATGGGCGTAAGATAATCTCACTGCAAGGATTACACCCGAAGTCATGGTCAGTCTCACGTCTACCATTCTTAGCAGCTTGCTTGATAGCTGACTGCCTGTTGAAGATGCCACGCTCACCTGACTTGCTGTCATACAGAGACAGCCACTCACGCATGAATGTACCCATCTCAGGCTTAGTCTTGTATGCGACAGAGTTATTAGCCAACGCACGTTGTCCTTCATTCTCCCACCACTGACCGGACTTGGCATGTGCCATCTGGTCATCATTAAGATTAGACAATGAAATCAATGCACTACGGCGTACACCACCTACGACTACCACTTCACCAATCTTACACATGATGTCGTGACACTCAATTGGGTAGAGCCTACGTCCTGCTGCACCCTTAAACTTCTGTACAACAAACTCAAACAACTCAACCAGAGGCTGTGGGCCTGATGCCCTACCACCAAATGTCTTGAGGCGTTCACCTGCTGCACGTACCTCAGACACATCCCACTTGGGAATCTGTCCAGTGTATAGCATAGCAATCAGTTCCTTTAGTGACTTAGCCCAACCCGGACGACTGTCACCTACCTTGATTACTGTGTCTGTGTGATGGAAGTCTTCATTCACAATAGGCAGCTTCTCAATACAATGACGCTCCACAGAGAAGCCTACACCTGTGCCACACATGAGGATGTACATAGTCTCATCGAACGCACGTGGGCTATCCACAGGTACGTATGAGCAGTTGTATCCACCTACGTGGCAACGGTCTAGTGCTGGCCCTGAAGTCATCAATGCCCTCATGCTAGGCATGATAGCCTGACTAAGTACAGCCCCTTCTAGTTCACCTCTTAGTGAATCAGGAAGCTTATAACTAAAGTTAGCACCAAGATGCCCTTCCATATAATCAAAGTATCTAGTGACAGTTTCACCCCATGTCTCCCTTCGTTGCTCATCCTCTTTCCATCTTGCGTATCGGGAAAGAGCAATAAAGTTTTGATAGTCAGTTGGTAATTGGTTGCTTCTCATTTCATTACTCCATAATAGTTCTAATTGTTTTGATGTCAGCACCGTCTACATCGTAGAAGTATTCACGTATGCCATCCTCTATCTCTTCTCCAACCTGTCCATCAGCAGGTACAGGATACTCTTCTTCGTCTACGTCTATGGTAATGAACAGTTTAACTCTTGCCATCTGCCATAACCTCTTCAATCAACTTGTCCAAGTACCACTTGGCCTTTTGCAAATCCTCTAAGGGCTTTTCCTTGTAGTCGAAACGCCAGAGGTATTTCATAATGTTACCCTGCAGGTAGTACCTGAACCCTTTGTCAGTGGCAGCAGAGATAGCATGGATGCACTCAATGCCAGTCTGGTTGTAATGTGGTGGGCTGTTGACCATATCAAGTACGTTACCGCTGTAGGCTTCCTTACCTGCTTGCTCTTTTTCCCTCATTATCTTCATGTAATCCTCGTGTCTACTCATGCTGAACCCCCTGTCTTAGTATTAAAGTTAAGGTGTATTACATTACCATCATAGGTTTTCTCAACACCTGCTTCTTCTTCTAACTCTACAGTAATATCCATCTCGTTGTCAATAACTTCCATCACATAATCGTGAACTATATCGCGAATATCTTTTGACTCTTCCATGATAGGTACAGTAGCACACATCATCTTACAAAAATGCATTACCTGCCCGTAGTCATCGTCATCCATTTTGTTCTCAGGAAAGGCCATGATGGATATATCAATCTCGCCACTCCACTTACCATCATCGTCAGCGTAAGGCCGTAGGCGTATAACAAAGTCTTCATCTTCTATCTGTTTCTTTAGCTGTTCCATATCCATGTGCTATCTCCTTTTTACTTTTGAACCCTTGAACTTTATAAATGCGGGATGTTTGTTCTTGCCTTTCTCTTTTAGCCAGTCTTCAGGAATGATACGGTCATAGTATCTAAACCCATGCTTGATACACCAGTCAGCGTAGGAAGACTTCGCTCCCTTACTAAGCTTGGCTCTACTATTAGTGAACACAAACCTGATGTCAAGCTTGGGATGCTGCTTCTTGATAGCGACATGCTTTCGCCTATCTGCCGCAAGGAACCTTCCCTTAGTCTCAATAATGATACCGTTGTATAGTATAAAGTCTGGTGTATAGGTGCGGTAGGCTAGGTCTTCCCATTCTATCTTGATGTTCTCGTAGTCATACTTGACCTTGTGTTCATCAAGATACAGGGATAGCTGATGTTCTAGCCCACTGCGATACCCATACTTAATAGCCATACGTCTTGCCTTATGCAGCAATTACATCTCCTATGTATGAGATGATAGGTGGATTCTTTGCCTGTGACTTAACGGCTGGCTTCTCTGTTAGAGTAGGCCAACAATCAAAACGATAGCTACAAAACCTGCAGCCATCATTAAGTATTTTGTTACCTGTCTCCTTGCCTCTAAACTTCTCTGGTACTGGTTGAAAACACTTTTCAAATCTGTTCTCCTTTACTGTTGCTACTGTATCCTCTATCTTCTTAACCTCTGCATCAAGGTCAAGTCCTGTAGCTGGTACATACTTGAACGCACCATTAGCTTTGTTGACTACCCACCAGCCACCGACCTTCTTGCCGGATGCCTTTGCGTAGCCAGCTAACTGGCCTACGTATCCGAAACCATCACCACTGGCAAGGGTATCGTAGGATTCAAATTTGTTTCTATATGACCAGTCGGAAGCTGATTTAATATCATCGACAGCATCGTTAATGACAATATCATATGAGCCGCGAATGCTATCGTCACCAACGTCCAGATGAACGGTTTTACTATCTTCATATTGTACCCCCGCTTCCTTTAGCAATCCCTTGAAGACAGCTTCAACGATGTCTCCAAGCATCATGTTCATTATGAATGTGGTGGGGAAAGGCAAGGCAACTTCAGGCTTGTTCTTCTCATACCATAGCTGGCAAGTAGGTCTGCCAACATTGGACATGCGAATCCTGAAGTCACCTCTCTTAGTTCCCCCACCAAACTGACGCTTCAGTGCATCGGATATATCTGCGGCTACCTGATTGATGGTAGTCTCAGACATGGTACTGTCACCCTTGACAGCACTATCCATGTACTGATGTAACGCCAGTTCAGCAGGATGGTTCATTATGCTACCTCTTCAACGTCAATGATGTCGTTGATATCCAACTCATCCAACTCATCACCATCACTATCCCCTGCTTTCTCTGCATAGGCATTGATGATGTACTCGTTGTAGTTCTGCACCCATGACATGAAGTCAGCAAAGAGGTCTTGGTCTTTCTGCTGTAGTTCAACTGTCTTGGTAGTATCCATACCAGTCAGAGGTAGGTAGAAGCTATTGCCATTAGGCAGCTTACGCTCCTCAGTAGTAAGGTCTACTGTATGCTGGACAGGTAGACGCTTCATCTTAGCCAGCTTTGTGAACACGCCACCAACTGTCTTGAATGCGTCACGGTTCTCTACTTCCCAGATGAATGGGGTAGACTCCAACTCAACAGGATTACCGTTGACATCTTTAGGATTAATCAACTCGACATTGCCAAGCACTACTCGTACACGCTTGATTGACTTGATTAACTCTTTGGTAGCTTCAGGCAGTGAAGCATAGTCTTCAATCCAGCCAGCAGGTTTGCCACAGTTGTAGCCGCCATCGTTATCCTTCAAGTCCATGTTAAGGGTATCAGCCATAACAGTCTTAACGTAACGATTAGGTTTGCCAGCACTACCCATGACAAACTTCTTGTACATGAAGCGTTGCATGAATGGACGGACAATAGCAGACTCAGCGTAGTAGGTAGGGCCATCTGGAATCTCCAGCTTGTACGTACCTGCCTTGACTAAGATGCTCTCTGCACCAAGAATAGCAGAGTGGTTGATGCGTAACCTAGCAAGGAACATGCCCTGCTTCTTGGTGGTTGCTGCTTCATTTGCCATGCCCATAGCTTTAGCCATCTCAGCATAGTTGTTTGTATCAATTGTTGTAAGTTCAGTCATATAATTAACTCCTTTTCAGTTGTGGAATGCATAGTTATATCAGGTTACGTCCTTGGTGTCAAGCCAATTCGGGCCTATCTTTGCCTCTAATAATAGAGGTACGTTGAAGTCAACTCCCCACCGTAAAGTGATGAGTTCAGGTAGTGCATCATTAGTAGCAGCTATGACATTGATAACCTGCGCTTCTTCGTCAGGGTGTACGTCAATAACAATACTGTCATGCACTGAGTTCACTATACATGATTGCATACCCTTTAGCAAGTCATCAATATGCAGCAATGCAATAGGTACAATGTCTGCAGTAGCGAATGATTGCACAGGGTAATTCTTAATCTGTGTAAAGTGAGAGACACGCCCTGTAGATTTACGTACCACATCAGGGAACGCAAACTCTCTACCACTAGGCGTGGTTATCTTTTGTGTGTTCACAGCTTCTTTAGCCAGTCGGGAGTGCCAAGCGGCAACTCCTTTGTACTTTGCTGTGAAGTGTTCATAGTATGCTGCTTCGGCTTTGCTTCTGCCATATCCTGTTGCGCCGTAGAGTGGAGCAAACGTATGCGCCTTTGCATCCTGCCTACTCGTAGGCTGACCAGCATCACTAATAACTTTAGCGGTGTATGCATGTACATCAAATCCAGTAGATACTTCTTCAATAGCCACCTCGTCCTGTGATAAGTACGCGGCAGTACGAAACTCAAGCTGTGCAAAGTCAGCTTCCATTATCTTACCACCATCCCATCGTGACACAAACACTTTCTTTACAGGGAACGTGCCGCCACGTGGCATGTTCTGCATGTTAGGGTCAGCACCAGAGAAGCGACCAGTTGATGTGCGATGCTGTAACAGACGCACATGCAGCTTGCCATCACTCTTAGTGTACAACCCAATGCCATCAACAAAGGATGACAGGTAGGTATCGACAGCAGATAGCCGCCGCACCTTGTATAAGAAGTCAACTGCATCATCCAGTCCTCTGGACTTAGCTGCTGATTCTAGTACCTCTAGGTTCTGCTTGCTGGTAGAGAAGCCGTTAGCACTTGCCCACTTAGCTGTCGGTGGCTTGAACTTCAGCCCCGCCACGTCCACAGTAGGTACAAGCAGATAACCCCGCCCACTACAGTTCTTACAGCCTGTGGGTCTAGCAAATGGTGTTCCATCTTTCTTTACCTTTCGTATCTGACCAGTACCGTTACACTCGCGGCACTGTTGTGCTGTTGTCTTGTGCATACGCTCTGTACCACCAGCAATCAGGCTGCGGAAGTCTGCGTCTGCCATGTATGGGTCAATAGCATTACCCCAATACGGTTTGTCCATAACCTTGCGGCTGTAGATAACCCATGACAATTGCTCTGGGCTATTGAGGTTGATAGGTGTATCGCCCATCAGCTTACGTACATGAGCCTGTAAGTCAGTAGTAAGTTGTTGCTTCTCTTGCTCAAACTCACTGCGTACTTCTTCTAGCTTAGTCAAGTCAACGGCAAAGCCTGTCTGATATATCTTAGTCAGGCACTTAGCCACACGGTTAGTCAGTCGTGCAGTAGATAGCAGACCTGCATCTGCCGTAGTGTTTAATCTGTACCATAGCTTGTCAGCAAGCTGCTGCGTAGCATGAAGGTCAGCAGACAGGTACTCACACAACTCGTTGTATGGTATGTCTCGTGTGCTGTAGCCCTGCTTGAAGTACTCCTTGAGTGTATCCTGCTTCTTCGTATCCAACTCGTAGCGTTCTGCACAAGCCTCTAGTGATAGAGGTTCCTTCAGTCCACGCTGCAAGACATACTCAACAAGCATAGTATCAAACACTGCACCATCATACTTGAAGCCTGACTCCCATAGCCATAGCAAATCATGTGCCACGTTGTGACATATGAGTACAGTGGCTTGGTCAAGATACCACTGCACACGCTCATGGTAGTCAGGTTGATTAGGAACATCAGCATGGTCAAAAGGGAAATGCTGTTCATGTCCTTGGTCAGTCAGTACACCCACCATAGTCAATGAGTTGTTAGGCTCAAAGGGGTCAAGGTGTAGCTTACCACCACGCTTGGTTACTGTGTTTTCTACATCAAGTACTAGCTTCATCCTTCGTACCTCGCTGTCTGATAGTTGAGTTCACAGTTCACCATGCCATGCCAGCCATTCAACTTGTTCTTAACGATGTTGATATGACGTAGTGGGCTTTCTTCTTCCTGTCCTTCTACGGTAGGTGACTTACCAATTAGTATCATCAAGTCAGCTTCAGCAGCCTTACCTGTACGTGAGCCTTCCATCATTGATTGGTTAAGCTGCGCACGACCTTCAGCATCTGCTGATAGCTGTGACATATAGAATACGGCACAGTCATAGGTCTTTGCAATCTGCCTAGCGTAGATAGCACAAGCCTTCAGTGCTTCGTCTGGTCTGGCATAGTTACCTGCCACACCAAACTTATCACCCATGTCTAGTACTAGAATGTCAGGCTTGAATGATTTACATACAGACTCAACCCACGCCATGTCTCTACCACCTGCATCCTTAATCTTGATGTTGTTCATCACAGGTTCGTACATGTGCTTGGCCTTAGTCATGTCATCTCGCACCTCTCGTGCTGTCATTCCAGCCGCTGCTGTTAGGTATCTAGCACCGACACGGTGGGTAGGCTCTTCATTACATAGGATGATACACTTAGCACCCTGTGAGGCAAATCCACCCGGCGCAGCAATCAAGCTGGCATGGAAGGATGTCTTACCAGTGTTAGGTCTAGCACCTACTTCGATAAGCTGACCACCTGACACACCTTCTATCTTACGTGTCACTGATGGTATGTTGAATGCCCACTTGGCTTCCAACTCAGCTTTAGCCATGAGAGTTTCGATAGTGATATCATCCCATTCGATATTAAGGTTGGGGATGAAGTCATCACCGTATCTCTCAAGCAAGTTACGCAATGCCTCTAGTGTAGAAGCATCACCGTTGACCATATCGAATCCGATATTAGCAACGTCTTCTCCAATTACCTGCTGGAATAGTTTGGATAGCACCTCTTGTGCTATGTCACTACCCATAGGCTGCTCACGCTTCACCTGTGCAAACAGGCTACTGTATGAGGCTTTCTGTGCCGTAGTCAGAGTAGGATTGTCTGACATAAACAATGCCTCAATCTCATCTGGTGATACGGTACGCTCATACTTGTCCATAGCTGTGTCGATAGCTTTCTTAATCTTTCGCACATCACTACTGAACAAGCGGTCAGGACACTTGGAACCACGATGGTCATCGTAGAACTCCTTGTCCATCAAACTTCTAATCAGTGATAATTCCATTTAGCTTCTCCATATCTTCGGGGTTACGATATTTCAAGTCATCAGTCAAACGTAGGACACGAACATCGTTCACGTATCCACGTAGTTCCTTTGCCATCTGCAAAGTCTTGGGTAGCGCATCGGGGTCTAACGCTATTACGGCTGTTGAGAACTGTGCAAGATACCTTTTATGCGACTCTTGCAAACTTGTTCCAAGAAGCGCAACCCCGACAAAGTTACCGTAACCAACAACGGCTGCACTCACACAGTCCTCAACAACAACTGCGACTTTACCACAACCAGCGGTATAAGGCAAGCCACTTTTTCCATATCGTTTCCATTTAGGTAGACGATGCCCAGACAATGACCTGCCTGTACCATCTACCATCTTACCTTCTTGCATGACAGGGAATACCACACGGCTTTCCTTTACATCATACAACAAACCTAATTCATCTATATCTAATCCCCACTCAGCACACCACCTGTTCATGTACACATTGTCACGATGAGGTATGATGTAGGTAGGTAACTCAAAGGGTATGACATCATCAGCAAAATCTTGTGCATTACCCATGCCAGCCCTGATGTCCTCTACCGTCATGTGAACACGAGTGCCACCCTTGACACCGCATGACATACGATAGCAGTTCCATACCAAGCTACCCATGTTGTTGGTCACAGTAAAGGTACGCTTGCCACAGTTAGGACAAGCCATTCTCTTAGTATGACCATTAGGTATATCTAATTCACTTACTATATTATATATGTTCATAACTATATCACTTTCTCTGCGGCAGTTAAGTGCTTTTACCATGCGACTTACGAGTTGTCAATGCATTATTTGCAGAAGCGTAAGTATTTTTCATGTATGGTTTAACTGACTGTGGGTTAGTGTGTCCTGTAACCGACATGATTTGTCCCATAGGTACACCTGCCTCAACCATTTGTGTAGTGCCAGTCCTTCGTAAGTCAGACAGTCTCAGTTCATCAGACAGCCCAGCTTCGCGCATGACAGCCCGTCCAGCTTTGGACAGCCTCTCCATGCTGTAAGGGTGGTACTGCCCCTGTACAGGCATTGTACGAGGAACAACGTACTGTTGAAAGCCAAAGTCCTGCTCTTGATGTATCAGCATATCGTATAGGTCATCTTCGATAGGCAAAGTTACCTGTGACCTACGCTTGGATTGCTCAAGAGATAGCTTCCTATTGGCAAAGTCAAAGTTATCCCATGTAAGCAAGCGCATGTCACCTAGTCGCTGACACCATTCGTATGCCATGTGTACTATCAAACCGATACTACGCCATTCAAATGCACTGTATGCAGTGTCAAGGAATTGGCGCACATCATCCTCAGTCCACACCACCTTGCGTTGTGGTGCAGACTTACGCTTAACATTAGCGAATGGATTGATGGTAGCATACTCCATCTCAATGGCGTATCTGAATACGATAGATGACACAGTACAGACATGGTTGGCGAGGCTGATACCCCGCGCAACCCAATCTTCGTAAGCGTGTTTAGCTTGCTTACTTGTCAAGTCAGTATACTTTACATCACCAAATTCTTTACACATTACACTCAAGAAATACTTATAGTCTTGTTTAGTTCTGTCGCGTAACATACTGTAATCATTAGATGTATAGTACTTGTCAACTAATTGCTGCACTGTTCGCATTACGCTTCTCCTTATACTCCTTATATAATAAGTACACTTCGTACTTATCTAACTCATGTAACTCGTGATGAGTTCTGTCATAACTTAGTGTAGCGTCAAAGACATCCTTGTAGCCACAAGATGGGCAGGTATTGTCTTCGTCTTCAGACTTCCTACCCATCCAATAACATTGGCTACACCCAAGTAATCCAACGTGATTGAAATTCATGCTGCAATTAACTCATTGAACTGCTTGCTTTCAATCCACTGTGCTACTTTGGCCTCACGCTGAAACATGTTGACAGCCTGTGTATCGCCAGCGGTATTACGCAGCTTGAAACCATTACGCTCATCAGCATAGCTTGCATAGTTAGTGAAGGCAGAGTACAACGCCCAAGCATTGTGTCCTCTGGTGTTAGCTTCCTGCTCATACAAGCGCAGCATCTTGTCTGCTGTCTTGTCTGACTTCAGTAAGGATTCAAGCATAGGCTTGACATCACCAAAGAAGATAGGCTTGTTAGCCCAGCCTTGCAGACGCTCTGACTGTGCATAGAAGTCCTGCTTGCTGCGGTTAAGCTGACCAATGAACCTGTCAAGGCTGAAGCCACTGGTATTCTTGCGGCGTACCTTGTCATGCTCACCACGCACCATGCCATTGGTACAGAAGAAGTCGATAGCACCAAACAGTACAGTGTTTGAGCATGTACCGTCCACACCATGCAATGCAATGATGCGCTGGGCTACCTCAGTCTCATGCTTCGGGGTAGTAATCTTAGCCTTGACGTTAGGCAGGGTCATGTCCATCATAGCCCAGCCATTGTGATGAGCATCACGCCATGCAATGTTAGCACCATCTACCTCATGTGAGGAAAGATTTTCTGTCACTGTGTCCATGACACTGCGAAAGAAGTCACCATGTGATGCACAGGTGAAGTCTTTGCCAACGATAGCGATAGGTTCGCCAGTGTTACCGTCAATGACATACTTCTTGTCAGCGACACGAGTAGGCTCAAAGGTTACGTCAAAGTCTAAGTTCTCAGGGATATATTCTAGCATATCAATTCTCCTTTATAGTATGATTAGTATTAATGGTAGTAGGGTAATCCATAACAACAAGTCCATAGTTATACTCCTTATTACATAAGATGTCAACAGTCTTCTAACTCCTTCTGGAACTCAGTCCATGCGGCATGGAATACCTCGTTGAAACTGTGGTAGTTGGCATCCTCAAAGGCAGCAGACGCTACCTCAAAGATGTCCTGCCCACTCCACTTAACTGCTTGGGATAACTGTATCCCTTTGATTTCATTACTATTCATGCTCACCTCCATTGCCTCGACCTAAACCACCGAAATACTGTGGCTTGCGTCTTGCTGTTTCAAATACACCTGCCGTAATGAACACACCTGCTATCAGCAAGGCATGTGCTATGGCACTGATACCGAACACAGTGACAGAGCCGACAGACATTCCAAAGATAATACACCACATCCATGCGAGTATCTGCATGACCAGATGCCGTGTATTTGTATCAGGTATGTAGGACAGTGGGTTGTGTTTACTGTCCATGATTAGGTTGTACAGTTTAATCATTGTCATTCTCCTTTACCATTCTACAGGGTAGAACACTTCTACCATGCTGTCACACTTAGGGCAAGTCAGTATCGTGACCATGCTAAACTCATCACCACGATGGTCATCAGGGTTGATGTCATAGTCTACGTTCCAGATTAATTCTGTATCTTTACAGTGCCAACAGTTCATGTGTCAATCTCCTCTACTGTAATCTCTGCATCATAGTCACCATCATACTCTTTCCAATGGTCACAGTCCAATTCCATTGCAAGACAGGCTGCTTGGTCAGCATCACTAGCCTCAACAGTGGCAACGCTGGACACTGAATAGCTGCGGATTACTTCGTACTTAGGCATCGTCAATCTCCTTTGATGATATTACTTTGGTGTTTTCGCCACCCACTAAGCCCACCATATCTATCTGAGCCTTTATCCATGCCTCATACTCTGAGACAGCATAGACAATGATGTCACGCTGAGTTGTTGCTTCTACTTTTACTTCGTACTTAGGCATCATCAATCTCCCTTACAAATAGTTCTTGTGGTATCTTATCCCACTCCTCACGCCTGATACGCCACTTGTCATGCTGTACTGGTGTGCATAGTCGCACCCACTTCCAGCCTACCACTGCCCATACAAGACGTGTGCCGCATACAGGATAGCGTGTGTCATAAAAGTCACACCGATACAGCTTGGCATCTGCCCATGTTGCTTCCGGTGGTTTAGGTGTTATCATATCAATGCTCCTTCAGTGCATCCATTACTAGGTATATAATTATAGCCAAGCCCACAACCAGAAACCCAATGATGAACAGGTCATCCATGCCCATATCAGGCATCTGGTTTTGTAGGCATAGGATTGTGTTACAGTTAAGCACTGTCAAACTCTTTGACAAACTCAAGTTCAATGTGCTTGTCTGGATACAATGCTTGTGCCATGTCGAGTGCATGTTCTACAGCATGATTCCAGATAGGTTGCTCCAAGGGCTGTGGGTGTACATCGTACACACCACTAATCCCATCCATTTTAATACCAACTTCCCAATACATATTATGCTACCTCTTGAGTTCGGGGTGTAAGGATACGCTTACCAGAGCGAGGATGCACTGGCAACTTAGCTTTGCCACGGCTACGCTTGGCTAGTTCACGCAGGTTGCTGATAGTGTAGCCACCAATCTCAATAGAGATTACAGCATCGCGGTTCTTACGTCTGACCGCTGCACCTAATTGCTTGTGCATATGGTCAAGGAAGATGCCAGCAATGGCCTCAGTAGTGTACTGCAAATACCCGCCGCAGTCTTTCTTAGCGTGTCGTGCAGCCTCAAGTGCAAGGTTATAAAACTTAACACGACCTAGCTTCACGCCATGATACTGTGCATACAAGGCTTCTACTTTAGCCAGCTTACGCTCTACCTCTGGTGATGCAAGCACTTGTCCTGTCTTGCCTGTTGAACGCTGGTGAAATGTTACAGTTTTGATTGTCATAATAATATCTCCTTTAGTTGGTTGTTGTTAGTCCGCTGTCGGACTTAGTAGGGTTGGGGTTTTGGTAAGCCCATACGCATGGCCTACCTTCGTATTTACCGACAACGATTGTGTCAATGTCGGTAACAGATTCACCTGTATCTTTGAACACAAAGGTGTCATTGACATAGGGGTTGTATGTGACTGGTCTACATGTATCTTGCATGAAAGCCCTAGCATCCAAGTTTGATACTGTGCCTACGGCAAAGGCGTGGACATTCTTCTTGCCCTCACGCCTCACCTTTTCTTGCCCAGCTTTGCGGACAACAAACTTACCAGCAGATAAGACGCAAGAGGTCTCATGTCTGATTACTCTGCCTGTCTTGCGGTCTTGTACAGACCAGCATTTCTTATGAAGATTCCAATATATTCTTACTTGACTAGTCATCTGACTTCTCCTTCATGTGACGAATCACATACTTAGCTTTGTTTATGAACTGCCTTGCTTGCTCAGTGTCATACTCCATAACGTGTTGTGCGTCAGAGAGTATACACATAGCCAGCATGTATGGCCTGTCCTCATACATCATATCTTCCATGTCTTGTTTGGAACAACCGTACATAGCCATGTATTCCTTATTCTTTCTATCCAAGGTAATCAATTCAACGTCATTCCAATCGTGATAAAAATCAGCCATAGCTTTGCTCCTGTGCTATCTGAGTGTTACGCCTAGCAATACGCCGCACGTTCTGCTTACGCTTGTTATGTGAACGCCATTGGTCACGCTTGCCCTCTGGCTTAGTTGTCTTTTGGTTCTTCATGTTTTCCAGCTTGATTTGCATCGTGCTTATCCTTCTTTCGATTGTATTTAGTTTTGTCTGGCACTTGTTGTGTCCTACGTCTACTCTGTAGTAGTGCCTTCGCTACAGGGTTAATAGATTTAATTCGCATTGTCAAACTCCTTAGTCCGCTGTCGGACTTATCTAGTATATCTAAGTAACAATATATACTTCACTAAAGTATCAGTATATATGTTACATAAGATATACATAAGGGGTTGTCAAGCCATAGCTGCCACAGCATTAGCTTTCTTCTTGCTAGTGCCATGAGCAGGGAAGCCAACGATGAAGTCACGTTGCCTTTGGCAAAGCTGGCAAGTAGCACAAGATACATCATCTCGTATTGCTGCAGGACACACAACTACCTTGCGACCTTGTGGCGTGGTAGTGTTTGTAGTCTGCTTAATAGGCAACACTGTAGCCACAGGGCCAGCATCTAAGTCAGCAAGCTGGTCAGCATGGGCTAGGTTGTTAGCCGATAGATTAACAGTGAAGCCAGAACGGTTCATCTGCGTCACAATCATACGGTTACGCTCACTCTCAATCACAGGATAGTGAGTGTATGTAAAGCCACGCTTGCCCTCATTGGCTTGTGTCAATTCCATGCAAGCTGTGGCATCAAGCTGGTCATTGCGACCCGGCAAGTCACCAGCCTGATTGTGCCGCCACAAAGTGTCAGCTTTCAGATTGGCAATCTTGCCAGTGAATACTGACCAAGTGTCACCACGGGCTTTGTCGGATACCTTCATCCAGTGCATCTTGAGTGGCCCTGATTCTGCATAGCAGCCACCTTCATTGGCATTGTTGAATGGACACGCATCAGGGCAAGTCTGTGCCTCTGTAGTGGACACAGGGATGGGGCCAGTCTTTTCGTTCTTGGATTTAGGGGTCAAGTGTACTTGATAAGTCATGTTATCACCTCAAAGTCTGTATCATTTTGTTTATGAATCCAGCGTGAATGAAATTCACCACGGTCAGTCGTATCCATAGACTGTACCAGCCATGCAGGTTCACCACGAAACCGCATATCATCACGCATCACTAGCCATTGCTCACCATGTGTAGCAATCCTGCCTTTGCCATGTCGGGATATACCACGACAAGTTAGTATTTTTCCAATGTCATCAGTCATAACATTACTCCGTAATAAGTTTTGCCTGAAGTCTAAACTTCAAGGATTCCAAGTCCATGATATGCCATGTGGCAAGTTCGGAAACAGGCAAGCTATCACTTGTAAGCTGCTTCCATACGCCCTCTATCTGTTCGATAACAAACAGCTTGTTAGGGCTAATCTGATGATTAGAACGATTATACATATTACACCCACTCCATTTCATAAGCATCTTCAAGCCAACGCATAGCTGTACCTATGTCACTAGCACCACAAGCCATGCAAGCATTGATGGCTCTATCTTCCATCTCACGCTCATGGCGTATCTCTTCCTCAAGAGAACGCTCTAAATGAGCAATCTCATGCTCAAGGTCAGTGACGGAATACTTTTCATAGCCCATGCCACGAGGACGTACACCATGCACTTCCTTGAACAAATCCCACAAGGTTTGTACCAATTCATCTTTGTAAATTGTAGCCAATTTATAATCTCCTAAAATCTAGTGCTGTCTTGGTCACTATATAGTGGGTCAGGGTAAGTATTACTTGACCACCAGTGCCAATCAATACTGATTGGATACGCACCTTGTTCCCACCACTTCGTAAGGCATCTGCTGTGTTACTAGCAGCAGCAAGGCTATGTGTAGACTCAAAGCACACCCAATCACCTTCTTTTGTACCACCACCATAGTTACCACCACGATGTATCATATTTACAAGGAATAGTTCAGTCATTTTCAATTCTCCTTAGTCCGCTGTCGGACTAGCTAGAGTGGATATAAGTAAGAACACTTATCACTAACGTTCTAAGTGTTATTACGTTATACACACTAAAGTAAATTCTTGTCAATCATCCTTTGTTTCAAGTCGAGCAAAGCTTGCATTTGTGCATCACGCTTTGCATCCGCTGCAACCTTGGCATCATACTCAGCTTGCCAAGCTTTAGCTTGTCCTGAGACATAGCAACGGAACTCAGGCCGTGTCTCAGGCTCATAGCTACGGCTATAGGCCATGCTATCCATGCTACGCCAGCTTGAACCTAACGGCTTATGCCGTCCTATGTCTATGATTGCACCACGTTTAGCCATTGTTTTTGTACCTCGCAATAATTTCATCTTCGATACGGATTTGTCTAATCCGCAAAGCACTGTCATAAAAACACAATCCCATAGCCCAAGTCATAAAGCTAATGCAAAGCATTATTCCTGAAGACATGGCATCATGGAACACAAGGATGATAGGTGATGATGCAAAGGCAGCGAATGCTATGCACCACCAGAACAGGCAGCAGATGCTATGGAAATATTCTCTAATCATGGTTTAATACTCCGTATTAGTTGGTCCGCTGTCGGACTAAGGAATGAGATAGTAGGTTACCCTACCATCTCAAATGGGACAACTTCGTTGTTCTCTTCAATCATACCGATAGCGTTAGCTATAGCAACCTTGAAATCAGCTATGCTGATATTATTCATTTCTACTTGCAGTAGAACTTCAAGAGCCAAATCTTCAGCAGTCTTTACAGACTGAGTGACAACTTCGTTGGACTTATCTTCGATAGCCAAGACTGGAGCCTTTGGCTCAACTGGAACCTTTGGTTCTTTCTCAACCTTAGGGTTGATAATCTTGTCCACTGCTTTCAGCAGATTAGTCATTGAAGCATGGCTGGCAATCAGCTTGTTATCTTCGATAACCTTAAAGTTTGTAACAAACTTCATAGCTTCATTTCTACGTTGCTTTGCAACGGTATGAAGATTAGCATCTTTCAGCAAAGCTGAGTCAGTTCTGCTGCCACCAGACTGCTTTAGCAGTTCAAGACAGATTTCTCCAAGGGAGAACCAGAAGCCATCCTTAGCACAAAGTGCTTTGAAACGGCTCTTATCTGCTTTGCAGATTGACTTATCCCATTGGGATAATACTAAGCCTTTGGCTTGAACAGTGTTATTAGCTTCAGCTAATTGAACGGAGAATGATTTTTTTGGAGTTGAATTTTGCATTTCGGTCTCTCTTATCTATCTTTAGGTTTTATAGGGATATACCCCTTTCACTTACGTTCAAGGGGATATATCCCGTAAAACCGTAAGAAGATAGTTAAGGTTTGGGGTTTGCCTCGCGCCATCTCCTACCCAAGCGTTTCCATGTGATTGCAAGAAACTTTAAGTTTCTGAAATACCTGCGCTGAAATCGCAATGCGTCACGAGGCTTTCGGTTTTGCGGTGGCTGGTATGACTATCACCTTCAGTGATAGGGGGTATAGTCCGCTGTCGGACTAAGGATACCCTGTAAGGGTAAGAGAGTTGTGCATCAACCTTACAACTTGTTGTAAATCTGTAGGGCTGGCCTTCACAAGTCATCTTTCAGATGGCAACTGATACCATAACAGTTGTTCCAACTGGGTTTTGTTGGTCAACTACTGCATATTCTATGCAATATCAAGGGGTTGAACAGACGGTGAACACCAACGCTGCGCTTGGTTACGCATAATGCAGCCGCATACACGCCTTGGAGGGTGGCCGGGCAGGAGCCATGCCGGGTGGGGTACGATATATG